TGTCTGAGCGGGAAACGAGATTCGAACTCGCGGCCCTCAGCTTGGGAAGCTGATGATTCAATTACCCTATTAAGCTGTTAATATGATAATTGCAAGGTTTTAAAAACATCATCCGCAAACATTTCTCAAAACAAGCCCTCATTTTCTCAAATATCCTATTGTAAATATGGCAGAAATTTACCATCTTTGTGACGTCATTCAATCGCTTGTTTTGCCAAGCACTGTGTAAAAAAAATCCCTGCCATCTGACAGGGATTTCTCATTATTAGTCCGTGCAATTTACACGTAATATCCATCCAGGGCAATTTAAGAAAATATCTCTCCGTTCCTCCTAAGTGGGGTTTTTCTTTGCGAAAGCGCCTGTTTGATCTTAACCAACTCAATCTCGTATTGCGTCGTCTCGATCTGAGCATCATCCATGTACCGGTTGACAATGAACCACTCTTTTACAAAGTAGGTGATTAGGGCCTCCAGTGTTGATCCCCATGCCTGGTGAATCATATTCAGGTCCCAAGTGGTGTTCATGTCGAGATAGTACACTATGAAGTCATCTGTCTGTGTCATCACGGCATACTCAAGGCTATCCACATCGGTAGTGAATGCGCTGTCAAGGGTGATGGTGTCGGCGGTATTACTCACAATAGTCCTCTCCTGGTTCTGTTCCAAGCCGGCAGAGGTTATCACCAGCTTGTAGCCGGCAAGCTCATTTACGACAAATGCCTGTTCAGAATCGGTCAGTACGGCGGTCGTTCCTCCGGAGGTAACGGATCCACTCTCCACCGGCTCCCCGAATTTCACATTGAACCGGTTGGCTCCGGCAATATTCTTGGCCCATGCTGACATCTTCATGAATACCTCATTGCATCCCCTTTTCATCAGGTCATCAAACATATCGCGCTCGTCATCGGTGATGGCAAGGTGATCTATCCTGGATTCCCCCTGTTCATTCTTTGCAAACCGGGATCTCCATGCGGTCCTCTTCTTGGTGCCCTCGAAGAGAGTATCAAGGTTGAATAACATGATGAGCCGGTAGTTGTTGCCGGCACTTGCCTCTATGCTCGTAAGGTAGGTCGTTACGTTAACATAGGTCTTGTCCGAGGTATTGTATAGCAGTATCATATTATGATGAGTTTGAAATGATCCGGGAGTGTCGCGCGAAGCATATCCATTGCCCGGGTTGATTCTGCAATATCCAGGGTGCCATCATCGTTAAGGTCCACAAACCGGAGTCCTGGCATGATGCATCCTTCGGTGTCCACCTTACGGGGATTGCTAACCTGATCTCTTGGAACGATCTTGAATAACCTTCTGAATATAAGGATAAGCCGCAGGATATGTTTCAGTCCTCTTTCGCTGGCAAAATTACCGATGTGGAGGAGAATACCATCCCGCCCGGGAACATCTTTCACAAGCCAGCAATGGCCATACTTGGGGTGTTGTATCCGCTCGCAGTCATAAGTGCCGGCAGGAATACAGCTGACCTTCCTTTCATTGTTCAGCCATGGAAGCTCAAGGGATTTAATGTTGAGTGCAATCCGGTCCTGCTCAAAGACAATGAGGCTCCCAGGGGTCTGGGATGCCTCATATCGTCTTGCTATGACTGCTGTGACGTTCACGGCTTATTAACTTAATTAGGCAGGGCAATCTTTATTCCCGGAGACAAATAGAATCTCTCTTTTGGCAAGAGGTTGCTGTTTGCATTGTACCCTATCCCTACACTGAAGTTAATGCCCTTAAATATCTCCCATCGGTACCCAAGATCATAGACAGAGATGGCGGCCATAAAGGACCAATACCCATAAATATCATTCCCGGGAATAGGTGGCAGAACATACCCTCCGATACCATAATCCTTAAATACTGCATCTCCTACAGCTGTACAATGATCGAAGACTAATCCATAGCCGGGTCGGGCAAAGTTATCTGGTATAAACCTCCCTTCATCTGCCGAATAGTGATACTGAAATCCCTGAAAAGTCAAAGCTGTTCGCAAAAACAATGCTCCATTATCATTGAAATAAAGAGTATCAATTCCGCGATTAGATTTGCGAACCTTCACTATGGATGCTTTCACCTTTACCATATCTGAAGTAAGCGGAGTTATGAGCCTGGCAACAAAGGACTGTTTCCGGGGCTCATATATATCTTTCTTTTCATTGAATAGCGACTCAACAAATGCTCTGGTCACATATCCTCCATGATACTGATTGGAATCTGCGAGCGCTATTCCTTCAACGGTATTAGAAGCATCAAACGTTATTGGTTGTGCCTTAATTCCAATGACCATTATTCCAAGGAGGATAATTGTCATTGTCCCTCTTTTCAGGGCCCTGGACGTGGCCGGCGAGATAAACCCTCGTACAGCATTCTTGTTATGCTGTGGCGCAAAGAACGTAGTACCGAGGTAGGTAAATGAGGCTGCCGCTACGATCTTCCATACAACATTCCATACAACAACTCCCTCGATGAAATAGGTAGTGAATCCCTCGACAATACATGTCCCGATGGCGATGAGTAGTCCCGATGCCAGGTTGATCCACGAGAGAGCGCCTGCAGGAGAGTCAGAGTGAAAGAATTTAACGATGTTCTTGCCGAAGTATATGAGTATCGTACTCACTGCTGTTACTCCGAGCAGAACCCAGTTGATAGGCTGTACAGCGAACGCTGCCACAATTACTCCTATGAGCATTTGTGCAAGTCCTTTCCAAAACTGCTGATTCATGATTTTGTGATTTGGTTAAACATTAATGTTTTAGCGTAGTAAAGTTATCACTTTTGTTGTATAATACTGCGTATTTGCCGTATGATGTTCAAAAAAATTAAGCCGCATCAACCTCAAAGGGAAACTCATACATACGCTTCTCGCTGCCGGTGAGTGATGGACTCTGTGGAAAGTCTTTTGACGGAAGATACTTTTCAACATCCTTCTGCCAGTTGATATTGAATACTCCCGGGCGCATGATCTGTGCAAAATAGAAGGTGAACGCACCGGTATATTCATTATTGATGTAGGCATCGCTGGCGGTTTCCCTTTCTCCGCATGCCGCGAACACTATCCAATCAATCTCCTCGTTGATGATCTCCCGCTTGGATACATGGAAGTTCTCGGGAAGGGGTTCAGAAAGCAGGAACCTGGGCTGCCTGTAATGAGGATTGTTCATCACTCTCGGGATCGTGATCCCGGTGGAGAAACAGCAGTCAAGGATGAACGTAACCTTCAGGCCGGCCGGCTTCTTCTTCATGAGTTCATAAAGCTGATAATCCGCATAGGTCCCGTTATAGAAATAGAACGCCTCGGAGAACCCGTCTATCTCCCGGGGATTCCGCTTATAGGTACCATGACCGGAGTAATGGATGACCAGGTGCCCGATAGGCATGTTCTCAAATGCCTTGAGGATCTCTGCCTCGAATCTTTGCCATGTGCATTGACTGTCCTGGAAGAGCCGAAATACAAACTGCGACCAGAATTGTTTTATCCGGGCAACAATCTTCTTCTGATCGTTAAGGCATCCCCGGAGCGGTCTCTGGGTGTATTTATTGATGGCAAAGGATAGGCAGCAGAACAACCCATAGTTGAACGGTGCCTCCGGTGCCGGGGTGAATAGGTTCTTAAAGAAGCGAGCTATCTTCATAATGAGTGTGTTTTTTGTTGTCATACTTTTCTTTTTGCGGGAGCGGAGTACGCAATCCCAGGTTACAAAAGATAATTCCGTATTGGTTCCTGGAGTAGTCTATGTAAACCTCAAACAGGGTGATCTTACCTATCCTGATCTTGATGGCGTACTTATCCCACCCCTTCTTCTTCGACTTCCAACTGTTGATTACTGCCATGGCTATGCGATGAGTGCAATTATTATTGCGGCTACAGCGGTAATGGCTATGGCCGCATTAAACACGGTGTTCCATGCAATGTTTTTCTTTGCCCCTTCCTCCTTTTGCAATCTCTCCCGTTCCTTAAACTGAGTGATAAACTCTGTGGAAACTTTCACATCTGCAGCCATGGGAGTTACTATTGATAGAAGAGTGGCAATCTGACCCTTCATTCCTGGATCTTCACTGCCTGCACCATTAATGTTATCATCAATCTTATCAACCTTCTCTTTTAGGCTCCTAATCTCTGCCTCTTTGATGCAAGTATGTGGTGTCCTCGGAGGTGTCATGGCGGTAAGAATTTAAAATATTGCATTAATAATTGTTTCGCCGATGAGCCATGCAAAGCATGTTACCCATCCGGCTACCCATGTTGCAAAAAAGTCATAGAAGTCTGCCGTACCTTTCCTGAGTAGTTTATCCCATACAATTTCTTTCCCCGCGCCGACAATCAAAACCAGACCGAATACTGCGGCCCTGTCCCAATTATACATATACTCATGAGGGATGAATGTTACCAGGGCCATACCCATCAAGGCGATGAGTATGCCAGCTATTGCATGAAGTCGTTTGTCTTTCATTTTACTGTTTCTTAATTGGTTTGCCAGATAATGTTTTCAACATGATTCCGGATGGTGATTTAAGAGCAGATGTGATTCCGGGTGATAATGGCAGTTCATGTTCATAAGCTCCAAGATCAGGACCATCACCTATAAAAGATATTCCAACGTCAACCCCTGTATCAATAAGATCACTACCAACCGCGAGATGAAGGAAACTGAGAACGGGTTTATTATTACCGGTACGACTACCAGATACGCCGGTACTGTCTATACTTGCAAAGTCAGTTGAGTTGACCACATAGCTTGTGTTATTATTACCATTTATCAAGAATGTATTATGACTTAGCACACTCTCGGCATTCCATGTCCCATTACCTAAAGTGTTGTCGTAGGATATGTTATTATTGGATTGATTGACGGCTGTCCCCATGTTAAACAAGAAATACCCGTATCCACCATTTCCATAAGAGGTATTATTCCTGATAAGGATTATTGTATAGGTGGCATTCTGATTGAATCCGGCGCCTCTATTACGGAATGATACATTATTAGTTACAATTCTTAGTGTGTCGCTGTAAGCTGATGCGCCACTATATAGCCGCCCGAGCTTAATGCCATTGCCGTCACCCCCTGTTGTAGTCCCGTCCTCTCTGTATCCATTGTGCCATGTCCAGCAGCTATCAATAGATACCTTCTTCCCACTATCCCACAGGTCAATGCCGTCATCAGAGTTATTCCAGGATCGGTGCCCGCGTATGATTGTCTCGGTTCCTTCGCCCATATCTGTCACCTCTAATCCATCACCGTCACCGTAGGGATCACTGCCGTAAGGATCTATCGGGTCGTAATTATGGTGAGTATCGCAGTAAAGAATTTGAGGATCACCACACGCATAAACAAGTATCCCGTGTCCGTTATGGTCGCTCTCTACACGTTCAATGATACAGTTGTCGGAGTTATACAGGGTAAGCCCGGAGCATATAGACGACAGTGCCGTGTCCTGTTCAAAGCCGGTTATCCGCAGGTCCTTCAGGTAAATGTAATTTGCACCACTTACCTTCAATAACGCTACCGGCCAGCTCACGGCACCGAACTCTCCCGCAGCACGGGTAAATACAGGGGATTCACCCGGATAGGCCCATACATTGATATAGTTACCAGCACTCCCGCTCTTGCCACTCATCACCTGGTCGTCATTATACTCATACGTACCGCCACGGCAATAGATAACATCGCCGGCATCCACCGATGCCCATGCGTGGTTTATGGTAAACCAGGGCGAAGCCAATGTTCCTGCTCCTGCATCACTGCCCGTAGGGGAAATATAAAATGTATCTCCCTGATATATCCTTGCTCCTACCTGCCATGTACTTCCCTGTAATGTTGTATCGGGATCACCGCTTCCCCATACGGCATCCACGGATAATCCGTAATCAAATGAACTTCCGAGATCTGTTCCATAGAATAAGGGTTCAGACGGAACAAAATCAACGGTATCAATGAAAGCAGGGTTTACCACCTGCGAATGTGTGTCATATCCAAGCGCCTGCCATTGGGCAAAAGTCATAGACGTTCCACAGAAATTAAACAGCGGTGTTCCTGCCTCGCAATAGTAGACGTTAAAGTCGCACTCAAGACCTACGGTATCACTTAACTCATATACATAGATGTTGTATATCTGGTTCTTCGTGTAGAAGATGTTGTTCATGATCTTTACCCCGGTGGATGCTGCCACAGGGCTGTCATTCTCATAAACATCCACCAGTCCCCGCCATGTCCCCGCCCCGGGAGCTGTATAAGACACATTAGACGAGTAGAACGTATTACCATATACCCTCACTCCGTTCATGCCTTTAATGGCTATTGCCGTTGCCTCCGGTGAACGAAAGATGTTATAAGCTACCGATCCGTTGGTATCGGTCATACCATCGGATTTCCTGACCACTCCCATCGGCACACGGTCAACATAGTTGTAACGAATGACAGCATCAATGTTATACCCCGTAAAAATACCATGCGTGACAGTTGCATCGGTTCCGTCGCCTACCCACAAAAACCTATTGCCAGTTATCTTCTCCCCGTCAAGATTATTGTTATAAGCTCCAACGGTTTCATCCCCGGCCTGTAGCAGATAACCTACGGTGTTCTGTGACTGGATGATGCTGTTTTTAAAGGTAAAGTCAATGGCTGAAGTTCTGGTGACATTGTACCCATACCATGTAGCTTCGGTGTTGGTTATTGTCTCATTCTCAACGACTACCTGTGCAGTAATTAGCCATGGCAGAAATAACAGGGCAAGGCAAACTATGTTTCTCAATACAGCCATATCACAGGTATTTCATTACTTGCTGTTACGTCCACCCCTGTCTCTGTTGCCGGAGGGGTTATCTGCGCGGTCACAATCCCAGCTATTTTATTTGTTCCGGTCAGTGCTGAAAATGCCGCATGTAAGAAATCATTATTGAAATAAATCTTCGGAGCGGTTGTTTGCGCGGATGAATTATAAACCAGAAATACGTAATAAAGCCCGGGATTTAGTGTATGCGGTCCTGTTGCAAATGCCCTTGTTGCAGAGGTGTTGGCCGTTGTCTTCCATATGTCACCATCATTAGCTGTGCTGTCAATGTACGTGTAGGTAGTCCCGGATACGCTATATATGGCAAATCCGTTATAGTTGTCTGCCGTGTATGCCCCTTGTGTATCCTGAATAAATCCTACACCAGTCACTTCGAGGGTATCAAAAAAATAGAATTGGGTGTATATTGCCTGTGCATCATAAAGCGAGTGCGATACTCTGGGGTACAAGCCGAAAGAGGGACCGGCCTTGATGGACATTCCTGCAGCCTGGAGGGCTTTAATATAGTTATCCTCAATCCCGTTATTCCACTGAGTCAGGACAACCCCTACTTCCCCGTCTGCAATGTATTGGTCAATCGAATCAATTACATCTTCGGGCGTTGCATATCCGGAATTGGCGATGCTATCCACAAGCGCCTTTCTGGTCACATAGTTGCCGGCAGAAGTCAGGGTGCTATCCACTGCCCTTATACGGCCGTTGATCTGTGTCTGTACCGCAGAGGTTACTCCCGCGATCCTATTAAGCTCGGCCGTGGTCACAGTTGCTCCCCGGAGGATGGCCAACTCAGTCGGCTCAAGGTAATAGGTCTGCAGTCGGTTCAACTCAGCGATCCCCTTATCTGCCTTGTCAAAGGCCGTTCTCGCCTTGTCAGCCGAAGGGTCATTGTTGTATGCCCCTATGTTTATACGTTCCAGGGCAATATTGGGAGCCCGCGATGTTGTTTGCATCTTCCGTAAAGACCCGCAGCTGGTTACTGCTAACGCTATGGTAACTATTATAAGCAGTGATAGTTTTTTCATATTGTGCACTTTTAAGAAATGTTGAATACTTTCATCGCTTCAGCCAATCTGTTAGTCCGATAAATATTGCCGTGATTATACCGCCAGCCCACGTAAAGGTGATATCGGCCACTTCCGGCTGTCCCCAATTAAACCACAGGTCGCCCGCTTCTTTTGCGCCGCCGACCAACAAGGGTAACAGGCATGATACGGCTATCACCCAATCCTGCCTTTTCCCGTTTATCGCTCGCCCGAAAACGAGCATTATCACCGCTGCTATTGCGGCTCCTGAATACAAGTGAAGTAGTAAGTCTGTCATAATTCTACCATATTAGGAAATCCCATTTTTATTCTCTCGTTTACAAGGCCGCACTGCTTCTTCAAGTAGTGAGCCGTAGCTGAGAGATTCGTGTGTCTGAGCTGATCCATAAGCTCTCTCATGCTTATTCCGCTCATGTGCAGGAGTGACGCTCCGGTATGCTTGAATGAGTAGAACTTGTAAGCCTTCGGTAGATTAAGTTCATCCCTGAAGGCATTAAACCGACACCGGAGCATATTCACCGAGCAGGGTTTTTTATTGAACCTGCGCTTCGTTCCGAACACAAACAGATTCTTATCTGCCTTATCAATCCCGTACTCATAACAGAGATCAATAAGTTGCTGCGGCATAGTCACGGACTGCTTGCGCTTGTTCTTGGCTATCTCCTGCCGGATGGTTATCATGCCATTAATCATATCAATGTCGCCTATCCGCAGAAGCCTTAACTCCTTGCCCGGCCGGATGAAGCAATAGAACTGAATATTACAGGCAAGGAATAATTGCGGGTCTTTCTCCTTAATGTGCGTCATCAGGGTCTTCATGTCATCTCTCTGGATCATGCTTGCCCCCTGATCTTTCTTCTTTCGTGGGAATGATATCAGGCTAAAAGGCAGTTCCGTTGCCTCACCCCACTTGACGCAATATTTCCATAATGCCCGCAGGGAAACAAAATACTTCTCGCAAGTTGTACGGTCAAGTCCCTTTCCACGCCCTATATGGAAGAAGAAATCAGCCATCATCTGAGGGGTGATCTTTCTCAGAGGGTAGTGTGAATAGCCCTTCTCTTTAAGCCAGTACGAAAATACTCTCGTATGGTTGTTATATGGATACATGGATCGGGTCTGTACTTCCCCCTCCTTTTCAAGTAAAAATCCGGGGACAATTTCGTCGAAGGTCTTATATCTCCTGAAGATATCCACTTTTTTATTTTACTCACTATTAATTATTTACTATATACTTTCGTTAAAAATGTTCGTAGGTCACGGTTTAAACATAAGCCGCAACATTATCAATCAAGTCTGCAACATACCCGCAGATGACGTTGATCTCGTTTTCATAAACAGTTCCCGCCGTAAAGACTTCATAACTCGCTGCTTTTACATAAGCCTTCCCCCTATTTGATCCCATATTATACAGGAATGATTGCTCGGATGAGCCACGCCCATTTGCTGCCGGATCAGGCACATCAAACCGAAGGATGATATTTTCATAATCCCCCCCCTCTGTATTATTGTAAACAAACACATGGCTCCTGTTAGCCCCGTCTGTAATATTTACAGTATCCAGATTATCCGGCAGTGTAAGTTCTTGTTTATAATCGGACACAAAGCGGTTAAATACTGTATAATACCACGGAACCTGGACGCAGTATAAGGTGCTTATTAAAGTATTCACAAGAACGTCATAACGATACTTCAGATTAACACCGGAGGTCGTTATGGTTATACTCGACGTAACGGTCATAAGATGCTCTTCGATGTTAGCAGCGTTAATCGCAAATGCAACATTCTCCATATGGTATTCGTCACACTCCTCAAGTACCGCATCTGACACAAGATTACCCGTGACCTCTACGTCATCTATCCAGTTCTGCATATCATAACCAGTATCATATTCAAGATATGCTGCAGCGGCGTGTTGTGGTATCCATCCCGGAGTATCTGCCGTACCCGCCTTGCTTATTGTTGTAGCCATCGTAAAATGCGGGAGGCTTTCGGGAATAAGGTGAGCAATAAGTTCTGTATAATTAATCGACGTTCCCCCCGTTACTTTAAACGATCTTTCTTTTACCACATCGCCATCGCGAAGGGTTATTGTGTACGCACTTGACGATACATTCTTGGTATTTTTAGGTAATATTCCTAATTTATAAGTTCCCGCTGTTAAGCCTGAAAACAAAGTATATGTATCAAGTGTGGCAGTGCTTTCCGCATAAAAGTCAACATCAATGTATGTGTATTGTGCTTGGTGATATATCTGCCATGCTGATCCGGTATAATAAATAAGGTCATAAACTTCAAGTGCACTCATAGAGGCATCTATGTTTGAATAATTGCCCGCTTGCTGAACAATATAATATCGCCCTGCCGCCTTGTCTGCGTTTACGGCATTAGGCCCGTTAATGCCAACAACCAAATACCCCCGAAGTGTGCCATCAAACAGGATAAACCTACCTATGCCCTTACCACTACCCTTGTATGCCGATAGTACCAGATCGGTGCCGTTGAACGTCATGGTATCAACAGTGGCTGAATCCCCGACAGAGTATGTGAGATTATTGGTCATGTTATTCAATGACTTATCTCCGTTGTACATCCCGATCATTTGGCGATAGGTCAGTTCGCCTATTTCATACCAATCATCATTACCTTTTAATATTTTGTAATCAGCACCATAATCCATGCCTTGCCATTTATGGAAAATATGAATTGACCTCTCCGCCCCACTGATATTATCCCACCAGTAATACTGTTTTTCTATTACTGGTTTAAATTGGTTAGTCCAGTACGAACTCCAACTTTTTCCACCGATACGGTGCGGGCTTATTGCTATGGGTGAGAGAATAGGCATGATGGGGCTCTCTTATATCGTATAGTAAACATAGAAACTACCCTTACCAGGGGTGAACTTGCTCGCTGGATTATCCGGAGTTATCATCCTGTTTTCGTTAATGGCGAAAACTTTGTTGGCAGTCGCAACAGCAGCTGTCCCGGCAAGATCGCCGGTCGCGTTAGCTCCAGAGGATGCCCCCGTAGAATCTTCTCCTGCCACAGATGACGTGAATATTAACACAGCTCCGTCGCTTGTTAATACCCAGCCCGCAGCGAGGTAATCAGCAGCGTTAGCTGCAACAAATGCTGCTGCTGTAGCTGTCAGTCCCTCCGCATCCCAAGTGCATGTTTTTGTAACACCATCATGAACAATAGTGCAGGTCCCGGATGTCCCGGCAAGTGTGATCCTCACTACCTTTTTGGTGCTCATGTATGATCGTCCGATAGCCAAAACGTCAGTCCGTGCTCCCTGGATGTCAACACTCTCGGTAATATTTTCAATTCTGCTATCGTCCTCGTTAGCTATGATGGCATATATGCGGCCCTTACGTGCCGTATATTCAGCAACTCCGCTGACTACATCACAGCCCAGGCCTCCTGATATTTTGTTGATGTCTATGTCTGTATTCATGGCATATGTTTTTATTGTTTGTCCAACATTTTGTATATCTGTGAAAAGAGGATCACCGGGAGCCCCTTTATGTTTGCTTTGATAATATCGGCCTCTGCCTGGGTGATCTCAATCTCTCCCTTAGATGTCCATATCCTCTCCACCAGGCCGGCTATCATCATCTTTTCCTCATCCTTCCCCATTGTAATGGCAGAGAGTATCCGGCATACTCCATCCTTGAGAGGTATATCAATTCCCTTTTCATCCTTCAGGGCCTCACCCTTGAAGTTGCGGGCCGGTATGTTAAAGTTTACTTTCATGCTATTGATTGCCAATGTTGAAGTGCTGTTCCGAGGTTATCTACATCAATCCAGGTCTCCCCTCCATCTACCGAGATCTCCACGGTCAGCACAAAGGTCCCGTTGTAGAGTGTTGCCGGCAGACTTACCCCATCATTGTTATAGAAGTTATGGGCATCGCTCGCCGGAATGGTTACCCCGGAGGTCAGCAGATATGTCTCATTAAACCATGAATCATTATCCTCTGCCCTGAGTCTCACGGCAAGCGAGATTGCCTGGGCAGAAATGTTGTTCAGATCAAAGTCATAAGTAAAGGTTGTCGGGTTTCCTCCTACGGGCTCCTGGGTGTCAACCACATTTATTGTCACAGAGAGTGCGTCAGAGATATCCTCTGCAGTACCCCACATGCGGTAAGTGATTACTTCAACTCCTCCTTCGCATACAGCAAGTGGCGTTACTCCGTCCTCGTCCATGTACACCGGGCGCAGGCAAAGAGTATAAGTGGTTCCAATGACCTCACTGTTATCCCCCATTGTGAACATGAGGGTAGCAGTATCACCCGTTGGCTCGCTGAGATCTACGAAGTCGCTGGTGCCTACAAGCGAATATGCTCCGGCTCCGGCCTTCAGCCATGCCTGTACTTTTACCCTTGACCAGAATGTTTCAACTTCCGGGTTGCTTGAGAGGATAGGGCATAACCGGCCTCTCTGTAATCCTCCACGGATCGCGATGGTATTATAAACCACCTGTCCGTCTGCATGAGGACTCGCCCAATAAACAGGGCGGGTAGCCTCATTATGATTGTATCCGGCAAAGTCACCAAGTGCAGCGCCGGCTTCTGTGGGAGGAGTATATGTAAATGTCGGGTTCGCATCACAAGCTGACGGAAGGGCTTCATCATACGCCGTCTGGCCGGGTTTATACCTGGCCCATGCGTTGATCTTGGCGTTCTCCCCACCGGCAACAAATGTCCCGGGAAGGTTGCAAACGCTGTAAAGGTCCGGATTGGGAGCACCGACAAGGACTCTCACAGCACTCAGGCTGATATTCTTGCAATCAAGATACCCCGCTCCGGTAGTGATATCGGCCTGTGCTGGGATATCAGCATCGGTTTTCAGATCCGATGGCAGCCAGAAGGTTGTATTGAGTCTCTTTGCTCCCATTGATCAAGGTGTTCCAAATGCAACAACATCATCTGCCGCAGTTACCAACCCTGCAGCAGTGAAGCTCGCTATCACAGTCGTGCCGTTCTTTATCACCAGCTTTCCGCTCTCTTCGACAACAGAGAAGTTTGCCGTATTGACTGCCGGATGGCTGTGTGATGTTATGGCTCCGGTCAGTTGCGCCTCTATCATTGCCTTGGTGATGGCAGTCAGATACCCGGCAAGGGCATGATTCCCCCAACCGAAGGCAGAGACAGCATTGGCCCCATGAGTAGTCACCCAGGTAGCAGCTTCGTTCCATCCGGAGGAATTGTCGGTAAGTGAAGCGGCCCATCCGGATCCGGTTGACCTTGCGATCCCAACACCAGGGTAAACCATTTCTCCCCCTCCTTCACCGGCCGGCACCTCCCATGCCCCATCTTCCCGGAGGTATTTTGTAGCCGGCGATGCCCCGGTGAACTGTATTCCTCCCCTGACCGTGGCAGAAGCATAGGGCATGGAAGCCCATATGTCCGGCGGCAACCATCCGGTGTCTGCATAAGAGATCATGTTCTGATCACAGGCTACCGGGAGTTTGATCCTCAGATAAGGATTAGCCCCACCTACATACTCAAAGGCATTATACAGAGCAGCAGAGAAGTGATAATACTCATCGGTTACTCCTCCCTGGAGACCAAGCAGGGCATTGTGATACTCAACCCCGGTTCCAGATCCCCCAGAGGGAGGTATAATCCATGACCGGGTGCCGTTGGCCTTAGATGAAAGTATGTAGTCATCTGCCGGAGGCGCACCAAGATGTCGTTCGTACCTGACATCACCACGGACCTGGTTGAAGTATTGAAGGTGATCGTCATCTCCAAGTCCTGAGAGATTTCCGTGGTCGCTGACAAGTTCAGAGGCTACATTGATACCAAGCATCCCGTCAAGCAGGACATCAATAGTGAGAGCATCCCGGAGTTCCTGTATGAATACTCCGGGGCTCTCCATGATGGTGATATCAACTCTGCCTTCGCTCATAATTTGGCCTTGAGTATCTCGTGAAATTTCCCCCTGTTCTTGATGATTCTCACACCGCCCGTCACATCAGCATCAGGTACATGGATGTCAATCTGTATCTCGTTGCGGGCTCCGGCTGCTGCCGATGTCATGGCGGAGGTAAGCACCATAAGTACCCTCACATCGCCTGTCTCAACCACCTTTGTGGATAACCTGGTGAATCCCGATGGCAGAGGCGATTCCCGCAGGATGAAACGGCCAACATACTCTCCGGTGATGGCATTATAAATGAACACCTTCACCTCAAGCACCTGAGACAGGTTCGAAGGGTCAAGCTGGACTCCGGCTTCGTTATATAAGCGAAGCAGGTACTTTGGTGTACTCCCCGCCAGGACTGCCATATCGCGTAGGGCTTAGAATTCTATGTAGTTGAGAGCTACTTCGACAACCCCGCTGGTTATGTTCGCCCAGAATACGTTTGGCGTAGCTGCAACGTATACATTGCCTGCTGTAGCCGCCGGGGCAACCGTCATAGAATGGTCGGATGCCATGCAGGTGATTGCATTTGCAGCCTTGATAGTTGTGCTCCCGATAAGCTCATGACCGCTTGATGTGGTGCCTGTCTCAGCAACGAGGGTCACAGTCGGCGTAGCGGTACCAGTCGTGTCTGCGGTAGTTGTTGCATCCGCATGGGTAAGCGAGAATGTAAAGGTTGTGGTGTTGGTCACGGTTACTGACCTGGTACCGTTACATGCCGCCTCAGTCATCCCTGCAATGACAACTGAGTTGCCGGTTACAAGACCGTGGACTGCTGCGGTAACGATGGTACATACGTTGGACGATACAGCCCATGAGGCAATAGCTATGGACTTTGAGTTGAATGCCGCAGTCGTCTTGGTTTTAGCATCAAGGATCCTGGCGAATGCCGGGATAATAGCTCCGAGGTCAATGACCTGTTCGGTCGCGTTGGCTGCAGTTGCGAAATTGAAATCACATCCGGCTACTCCTACGCCACCAATGGTGAATCTTTTGGTCTTGACGTTTGAAAACTCCACTCCCTGGTGGGTGAGTTGTGTTGCGTTAATACCGATAGTGTGCTTCACACTCAAGAGCCTTGAGATCAGCTCTATTTTCGGGTAGTTGCGCATGATGGTAATAAGATCGCTTGTTTTCATCTGTTTTTGTTATTAGTTAATACTTAGACTATTAACTTACTGAGGTGTACCGCCGATTGCTCGAGGGCCACTTTTGCGCGATTTGCATCTCCCAGGGTAAGCATCACCTTTGCGGCAGCTCTCCATGTGAGGGTATCTACAAACTCATCAGCAAGATCTTCTGGTAATGTTTTTTTGACATACAGGGCAGTGTCAGGCACAGCATTGGCAAGCACCTTACCGCATTCGAAATACCGCTTCAATGTATCGCCTGTGAATAGTTTCCGTATCAGAGCGACAAAGGGCCTTCCATAGCCCGAGCGCAGGTATTCATTCTCCTGCATGTTATACTTTTCGTTCTCCTGGGAGATGGCCTCACTGACCGATCTCTTCCACAGGGGAAATTTTATTTCATGCAATCGCACGAAGTCAGCCGGGACCGGGATATAGGCTTTATCATCGGCATACTTCAGCATGCTTGTGGCCGGGTCTCCGGTAGTAAGAGGAATAGCAAGCGGGATTAACAAATAAAGTGGCCCTTCCAGGATGATCTCATTGGCACTCTCGTCAAGGAGAGGACCTATATACTCTTCAAAGGGTGTTCCTACACCTTCGGGAGCGAACTCATCAAGGATGACCTTAACCTTATTTATTAATCCCGTCCTGTCCATGGTTACTGTAGATCAATGAAGTTGACCTTGTTTTCAGCTGCAGCCTTCTTTACGGAGGGTCCGTTAGGCAGCTTGCTCACAGATAGCCCGAAGTTTTCCACCAGGTATGCCCTTGCGGCCTGAATGGTGGTAATCCCGGGAACCTTTGTTACTTCTCCCTCTGCATGGGTTTCATCCTCTCCTTCCGGGGTCTCATCCTCGGAGGTTTCAGGTGCTTCAGTCGGGGCCGGTTTCGGCGCAGGTTTCTTGGCTACTGCTTTGGGTAGTGGCTCGGGATCATCGGTTGGTTCTGAGTGGATACATTTGAATGTGATCCCGTAGCTGGTGGAGTTATCCATTGCAGCAATGATAGCAGGATTAGAGGTAGTGTAGTGGCCCTTGGCTGTTGGCGACTGACTCGCGTTTCTGAACTCGATTAGTGTCTTGACGCCGTTAACCATCTCATAAGTATCGAGGCTCTTGAACTCAATAGCCTGATAGATTTTTGTTACTCCCATTGTCTGATTGTTTTGGTTATTGATTGTCAGGTAAAGAGCCAGGGATGCACGGGGCACCCCTGGTCTTTTGCCTTATTGCTTACGCTTTCGGACGTATAATTGCGTGTGTGTCAGGATAACGGGTAACAATACCGGAGGTCTCTTCGATCACAACGGCATCGGCGTTCCTTTGGCCGGATTTTTTAAGGTCCAGCGTAGTAGTGGAAAGAGGCTTCCATGTGTGTTTCTCGATGAAGGCGAGGTCGAGAACAATACCGTTCTCATCCCATCCTGCCTGATCAAGTCCCGGGTGATGGAAGAACCTCAGAAGGCCGAAGTTGGTCTCGATCTCCTTGAAGGTAAGACCATATTTCACCATCGTCTGCTTACCCTGGATCTGCTTGATCACAGTGTCAACCTTCATCAGTGCGGCCATAAGGCTATTACCCCCGAAGAGATATCTTACCTCGGATCCGCTGTTCCCGGAGAATAATGATTTGGTTGCATCAACAAACCATGCGTTGTCAATAGTCCTGTCGGTCCCGCCAAGTCCATACTCAATAGCCTTAGAAATGAACCTGGTTGTTCCGCCGGTTGCGTACCTCTCCTTGCTATGCACAAGGTCAGTAAACTGAGCCCTTACTCCAAACAAATAAGCCATCTCCATGGTATTCTTCATATCAAGGATGTTCTGGGCTTCATAATCAGTAAAGCTCCAGTCAACCTCTTTTGCATGATCTCTCTGGAAAATTGATTCTTCCACCTGTGCCATGAAACGCTGCACAAAGTTGTAGCTCTTAGCAGGCAGGATAGCATAAGGTGAGGTCTGAGCAGCAAGCTCATCCTTACAAGGTCCTACGCGAACTATGCGGGTGCCTACAGGGATTGTGGCAGGTATGATCATCATGTCTGCAGTCGTTCCCGAACCGGCAGTACCGTTAAGAGGCTGCAGTTTGATGGTACCTGCGGATACATCCTTGGATATGACAAAGCATACAAGGTCCTTGCTGTCAACACCGGTAATACCTTTTACCATGACGTTCTCGTCAGCGGTAAATGTGCTAATGTTATTTACAGCCAGGTCAATAGAGGTATGACCATCACCCGATTTGGTATAAGCAGTCTTGACGGTATCGTACAGAGGACGGCTGTCAACGGCATAATATTCAGTCTTCCATGAATGAATAGGAGTAGCCTTACGGATCTGCCTCATGATTGTATCAAGAGGAGTGGCCGCGGGCCTCATCTCAGTCACCAACTTGGATACATATTCCATATCCAGGTCGGCTGCATTAGCATTCACCTGAGTGGTAGTGACGGTACCCGTACCATCGGTGCCTCCCGTTACAGGAGCACCAACAGCCACCGTTATACCGGCAGCACCAGCCATAAGCGAAGTGCAAAGTATTGCCACAAGCATGAATGCAAAGGCAAGTACCTTGGTTCCGATATTAAAAATGTTTGTGTTTCTCATTGTGTGTTAAAGTGTTAGTTATCTTTCTGATCCAATAATCCCGCGATCTTTCATTCGGTCGCGAAGTCCTTCGAAGTAGCCTCCCTTTGCCCTACTGCCATCGGGAGAATCGGGTGAACCGCCAACTTTCGGAATGCCATCACCTTTCTGATCTTCATCCTTTTCTCTCTCAGCGGTGATCTTCTCATTCCTGCCGGCTATTCTACCCTCCTCACGGGCATCTTCAATATCTTTTTCGTAGGTCATCGCCCGGCGCATCAGCGTCAGCGTGTCCTTGGTTATCTTCCCGTTGTTGAAGTCATCGAGAACACCCTGCATCTTTTCAAGGAATTCATCGGTGGCCTTCTCATCGAGTTTGTGTTCCTTCGCAAATGCCTCAAGCTCCTTCTCGGCAGCTTTGAGATTATTTGCATAGTTCGCCTCGTAGTCCCTGCGCTTCTTGGCCTTGTCTTCCCTCTCGGTCTTGTTCTTGGTCCATCCTTCATAGTCGGGATCTCCCTCGCTTGGAGTGAAATCCTCGGCAGAGAAGTGTCTTGCTGCTGCTTCGCGGAAGGAAGCTCCGTTCATCATATCACGGACCATCTCTCCCACTGCGGGTTCTGATTCAAAGAGCGCAAGGAGTTTCTGGTTTGCCACCTTCCCCCTCTCACGGTACCCTTCAAGCTCATTGAGGTGTTCATCAAGAGCTGAATCATAGTCCTCGGCCTTCTCAAACTTGCGGTTCGGGAATGCCTTGGTCAGCTTCTCATGATACTTGTGAGGCGGTTTCTCCTCTTTCTTCTCCTCCTTCTTTTCGGGTTCTGCGCCCTCTTCGGGAGTATGATCTTTTTTCTCAGCTTCCTGGCCCTCCGGCTTTACCTTCCCTGCTTCTGCACCATCCTCTCCCTGAGTGTCTTGTGCCTTAGCTTCGGTGCCGGTAGCTTCGGTTGCTGCTCCCTGTGCCTGGGTACCCTGTGATGAGGATTCTCCCCCTGTGGCTCCGGTGCCGGATGTGCTACTGTTACCTGATGATTCTGACATAACGATACTGCGTTTTGGTTGTAGTTATACTGCCAAATCTATTTAATGTGTTGAAAAGGTTACGGACAATTAGGCCTGAAGTGCGGACAAATTGACCTATATTTACGGCATATACGCAGTATAATGGAAACACCCGGGGAAAATACCATTGAGAGACGGCGAAAGATCTATCAGGAATACGAAAGAGTCTTAGCTGAAATGGGGCCCGAAAGGGCAACTGAAACACTGAAGAAAAAAATTTACTCTAAAGTTGCTGATAATCTTGGCTATGCGCCGGATTTTGTACGGAAGGTAGTCGCATACTTCTTGAAGAATAAATGAACGCGACCGATATTAATAGAATAATCAGGGAGAATACAACCCGGAGAAAGGCCCTCTTTGCCCCTTATAATCCAATTACGGGGCTTGGCTCTCCAATCGAAAGAGAACTAATTGAATTCTCTGTTGAAGGCACTGAGCTCCAGTGGGGTATACCAAAGAACATGTATAATGATAATGAAGCCCTGATAGATTCTATTGTTCGCAACCACAAACTTGAAACGGTTCTCTCCCGTAGCGGAATAGCTGTTGATCTAAACTCTCTTGATTTATTCCTCCGCGACCTAATCAATCAGCGGTTCCGTTATGACTTTGAGTTCTGGGCCGCTACGGCTGCCAGGATACAGGATAAAAAGACAAAACAGATTGTTCCGTTCATCCTGAATCAGCCACAAAGAAAGGTATTGGCTGTGCTTATGGCCATGTTGATCGCTGGAGTGCCTATCAGGATCATCATTGACAAGGCACGGCAGTGGGGAGGGTCAACCCTTGTTCAGATCTTCATGGCCTGGATCCAGCTTATTCACAATACAAGGTGGCACTCATGTATCGTCACCGATGTGGAAGAACAGGCCCGTAATATCCGCGCGATGTATTCAAGGCTTATCGGCAACTATCCTAAGACCCTTGGAGGATTTGAGCTGGCTCCCTTGGAAGGATCAAACAAAAACCGTAGGATAGTCGAACGGGATTGTTCAATCATAATTGGCTCTTCTCAGAAGCCTGACAGTCTTAGGACCTTTGACCTTGCTATGGCGCACCTTTCAGAGGTGAGTTTTTGGAGGACTACTGAGCTTCGTAGTGCAGAGGACCTTGCTCAGAGTGTCCGAGCTGGGGTTACACAGGTACCATTCTCTCTCGTTGCCCTTGAGTCAACCGCCAAGGGTGTTGGGAACTTTTTTCACAGGGAGTGGATGACCGCTATTGATGGGAAGAGCGCCTATGCACCTGTGTTTATCCCATGGTTTGAGATTGAGATGTACCAGAAGGATATAACGGAGGCTGATCTGCCAGCATTCATCAAGTGGATGGACTCTGAACATTATGCCTCCTACCTGTGGTCCCTGGGGGCTACTCTTGAGGGAATAAGGTGGTATTTCGATTTTCGCCAGGGGGAAAACTATGACGAGTGGCGAATGAAGAGTGAATATCCTTCAACCTGGGAAGAGTCATTTCAGGCCACCGGTGCAAGGGTATTCTCCCCGGCCTATGTCAACAAGGCACGCCGGCATAAGATGGCACCGGAGTTTGTGGGTGACATTCGTGGCAGGGAACAGAGAGGTAATGGTGCCCTTGAGGATATTGAGTTGATTGAATCCCACCGTGGCAACCTATTCATATGGATGTTCCCTGACACTGAAGAGCCGGTTTCCGACAGGTACGTGGTATCAATGGATATCGGGGGACGTACACCGAAAGCAGACTATACGGTATTGAGAGTTTTTGATCGTTACCCTATTATGGATGGAGGAGTGACTGAGGCGATTGCTACATGGCACGGACACATTGATCAGGACCTTGCGGCCTGGAAAGCAGTGCAACTCGCGAAGTTTTACAACAACGCATTATTCATCCCTGAATCCAATACCTATGACAAGAAGAGTGTGCTGGCTGAAGGTGATCACTTCCTGACTATCCTTGATGAGGTTGTAAAATACTATTCGAACATCTATGCCAGGACTGATCCAGAGAAGATCAGGCAGGGAATCCCGATTAAATATGGGTTCCACTCCAATGCGTCAAGCAAACCGATGGTCATTAACTTCCTTAATGGAGCACTGCGCGATGACTTATACTATGAACGAGATGAGAGGGTTTGCTCTGAACTTGACACATATGAGATTAAGGCAGATGGCTCGTATGGTGCCGTTGAAGGATGCCATGATGACCTGGTGATGGCAACCGCAATAGGCCTATGGGCTTGTCTTAAACACCTTCCATCTCCAAAGATCATTAGGCCGTCTGTCAGGCGGAGGACGGGGAGAATAACCGAAGCTACGATATGAGCGGATTATGATGTCGTTAGTTGACCATATAAAACTTATTAATGATGACTGTCTTATAGCAATGAGGCAACTGGAAGACAATTCTATTGATAGCATTGTTACTGACCCGCCCTATGGCATATCGTTTATGGGCAAGCATTGGGATTACGATGTGCCGTCTGTGGAGATATGGAAGGAGGCGCTAAGGGTGCTGAAACCGGGTGGGCATATTCTATGTGCTTGTGGCACGAGAACGCAGCATAGAATGGCGGTTAATATTGAGGATGCGGGCTTCGAGATACGAGATATAGTTGGTTGGGTGTACGGCTCGGGCTTCCCCAAGAGTCTCAATATAGGCAAGGCGGTGGATAAGTTAACGGGAGGAGAGCGTAGCGTTATCGGCATCAAAACAAGACACGGGGGCGGGGTTAAAAGCGAGAAGATATCTCAAATAAATCCATCATGGAAGGAAACTCCGTTGACGGCGGGTACCTCCGAATGGGAGGGATGGGGTACTGCCCTGAAACCCGCAATGGAGCTATGGACGCTTGCCCGAAAGCCGCTATCCGAAAAGAGTGTTGCCGAGAACGTGTTGAAACACGGCACGGGCGGGATAAATATTGACGAGTGTAGAATAGCTACTGCCGATAATTGCGGAAGGGAACAAAAAGATGGGCCACTACCGCCCAAATATGGTTTTAATAATAATCACATGGGGAATAGATTTCAAGAGGGTTCTCCTCTTGGCCGTTTCCCGGCGAATTTTATCCATGATGGCAGTGACGAGGTGACGGGGCGGTTCCCGAATGGCGGTGCTGCCGCACTCGTATCTCGTGGTATGAATGGCAAGAGCAGGGGCATTTATAGTGACTTCGCTGAAAAGGGTGACGATGGAGCGTCCTTCTATGGCGATAGTGGCTCTGCCGCCCGATTCTTCTATTGCGCTAAAGCGAGTAAGAGCGAGAGGGATAGGGGGCTGCAAGAGTTTGAGGACAAACTTAAACTTACGCAGATGCGTGGGGCTAACGGCACGGGAGAAAAGAACTTCGAGGGTGGCTTCCGAGACCAAGTGATGAAAAACACGCATCCTACCGTAAAGCCCGTTGCCCTCATGCGTTATCTCTGCCGACTGACAACCCCAAAGGGTGGTACGGTCTTAGACCCGTTTATGGGTAGCGGAAGTACGGGGATAGGAGCAAAAGTCGAAGGCTTCTCTTTTATCGGGATAGAAAGAGAGAAAGAATATTTTGAGATAGCCCAAGCAAGAATAGCTGCATGGATGGAAGAAAAGCCCGTGATGGATACACAGCAAAAACTATTCTAATGATACTCAAAGACCAGATACAAGCATACCTCGAGAAGAAGTACAGCAAAACCCGCTGGCCTAATGTGTACCTGTCAGAGATCATGAGAGAGTTCGGGCCGGAGGCTACAAATGCACTCAATGACCTGGCTGCCGAGGGAATTGTTCGCCCCGGGAAGGGAATCAATGGCATGTTAGTGATATACACTGAGGATCAGGAGGAGATAGAACTTAATAAGAAGCAATTCGCAAAAAAACAGTCATGAACTACTTACAGGATTTTATAACAAGAGTTAAAGCCGATTGGCAGGAATGGACTCTCTATCAGAAGATAGCATGGGTGGAGAGATTCAAGCAGCGCAGGGCTAAGAGAGATGTCCTCCGGGACCAAAAGATGATTGATGCTGCACTTGAGCGGGCCCGGATCAAGAATGCCAAGAACAATATGACCTACTACATCATGAAGGATAAGTGGGGTGGCATCAATGAGATCAATAAGTATGAGCTTGATATGCTCGTCCGTAGAAAGGTATTCCCGAAGATGAACTACATGCAGAGGCTACAGAACTCAATAGCCATCGTGACAAGCAATCAATACAAGCAGAAGGACTTTAATCGCATTCAGGCAAACAAGAATAAAAAACAGAACAATGAACAACCACACAATGCAGAAGATCGCCGATAAGGTGCTCTTCCAGATGGAAGTTGAGAAACTCATGAATGCCGAGGTTGGAAAGATTCTCGACATCAATCCGGCATATCTCAGTATAATCAAAAAGCCGGAGCAGTTTGGGAAATGCCCGATGAAGGCATGGAGAAAGATGCATATTTGGTACCACTCTGGCAGCCCCTTAAAAGGCTATGATCCTACCAAGGCCCCAGAGGTACCGGATGTCAATCCCGGAGAAGAAGAATCAGGAACAATCCCTGAGATCAGAAGGTCGGCACCTCCTAAAACAGAGCCGGCACCAACAGGGCAACCCGAATCACCTGCAGCACCAACGCCAATTCCGGAGTTTAAGCATACTCATGCAGGGCCCGGAATGACCATTGATGCCAGCACCAGGAAGGTTGTGCTTAATGCTAAGAATCCCAAGACCAAGCGCGGTCCCAAGGTTAAAGATGAAGGGAAGCCGGGCAAGAATGACAAAGGCAAGCCCTCGCAGGAAGAGATCGAGCGTGTTCTCGCAACACTTGATATTGAAATCACAATCAAACTTAAAAGCAAACAGGACTAATGGGAAACTTAAAGAACACGGTCCGTCTCAATGGTAATCTGGGACAGGACCCCCAGGTGAAATACCTTGACAATGGCCGGGCAAAGGCTGAATTCTCTATTGCTGTCAATGAGAACTATACGGATAAGACCACACGGGAGAAGAAACAGCATACCGAGTGGGTGAACCTCGTCGCCTGGGACAAGGTAGCTGAGAACGTGGAGAAGCTACTCCGGAAGGGATCGAAAGTGTCTATTGACGGTAAGCTCCGCTCTGAGTCATGGCAGGACAAGGACGGCAAGACCAAGTACAAGACCTATGTTCTCCTGGATGAGTTTTCACTTGAAGGCGCAGGACCGGGACAGGGGGAGTAAGCTATGAAAAAACTTGCAATCATCATGGTAGTCCTACTACTCACATCTTGCATGGGAGAACAGGGGAATGTCCCACTTAAAGATCTCACGGCATCAGGATGGCTCGATTTCATCACCTGTATCGCAATCATCATCCTGGTTGTTGCTTATCTACTGAGAAAGGACAAAGATTAAGATGGACTTCGCAGTGATCCGAAACAACCGTCAGAGGGATGCGCTTATAGCTCATCTCCAGGAGAGACGATTGCCCTTTAATGCGGCACTGCAAGATATTTATCCTGTCCGATCCATTGACTTCAATGCATACCTGTGGGGAGTGATATACTATGAAATCGCACAGGCAACCGGGCATACCCGAGAGGAGGTTCATGAAGCCTGCAAGCGCAGGTATAACTTCCGGCATGACTTCAAATACAATAAAAAGACCGGCAAGTGGAAGCTGGTATCGAAGGTGGATTCAACCACGGCAATGATGACCAAGGAGATCATTGAGTATGCTATGAGGATCCGTGCTGATGCTGAGATCGAATTGCATTTGACCATCGCCATGCCCAACGAGGCTTTTGTTCCGGAGTTGGCATTTGAGACTGAACTATGATGATAATGGGAACAGATGGATACAAGAGGCTGACAAAGGCTCTTGAACGGTATCAAAGAAAGCAGAACAAGAAGGCAAAAAAGAAGCCTTCTATTGATCCGCGATTTAAGTCAATGACCTATCCTTCAACGGACGGTTCGCCGATGACTATATACTATATTCCGATGCCGCTACTTGATGATACGAAGAAATGACCTACCACATCATACCCCTGGGAGAGAAGGACCTGCATGAGGACAATACCGAGTGTGTATGTAAACCCCATGTCTCAATAGAGAGAGAGCACATCTTTATTCGTCATTGGTCGCTTCTGATACCTGAAAAAGAGGAGGAGGAATGGAGCGGCGTGGTCTCATTGGACTTATCAAAATCAAAGAACTGACATGAAAAAGTACGGCTCATATATAAAGGACATCACCCTTGATGTGTTTGAGGTAGATATCCATATTATAATCACTCAGGATCCAAATTACTTCGTAGAGGCAGAAGGTTTGTCGGGATGGTGCAAGAATGACCCTGACGATAATCTCATGCACTACACAGATGCCCTGACCTTCCGGGTGAGGATGTCAGACTACTATATTCTGCTCTCTCCGAATGCTACACCTGGTATCATGGCTCATGAATGTATTCACACCATCGGCAGCATCTTCTTTGACCGGGGAGTGAAGGCAAGCTATGAATGCACAGAGAATCTTGCCTATCATGTAGGATGGCTCACAGACATTGCAGCAAAAGCACTTAACGAATACCTTAAACCACATGAACGAAAAAAGAGAGTTCGTAGGAACAGTGATCTCCGGGGGACCGGTGACAACACAGAAAGCCCGGGAGGCGGGGATAATAAAGAAAAGCAAGGTGACGGACAAGCCTGAAGAGAAACCAATAAAAACTGATAACAATGGCGGAACCAATGTTTAATGTAGGAGACAAGGTGTACATTATCTCGGATGATGTGCCGAGAATCTACACAATCACTTCGCGTAATCTCGACCAGTACTTGCAATGGGTATATAATATCTATTCCAAGAAGGGAGACTACACATCCCAAGGTTTTAATGTTCCACAATTAGATCTTACACATGCAATTATTCATAAACAAAACAATACTATGGTAACAACAGATTTTGCTTATGCCTTAAAGGCACTCAAGGGGGGCCGCAAGGTCTATCGTGAAGGATGGAACGGAAAAGGAATGTGGCTCGCTTATGTAAAAGAGAACGAAGCCCTATCGCATGTTGGTGATTCATGGGATCATGCTCCATGGATCGGTATGAAAACCGCGGATGGCAAGTTCGTCCCCTGGCTGGCATCACAGACTGACATGCTCGCTACCGATTGGTGCATCATGGGAGAAGAGAAAGAGGAGAAAAAGGATGATAGGATACCGGTGCCGGAGAATATCAAGTTCTTTACTAATGGTGACTTATTCTTTTTGATATCTCCAAACGGAAAGATTGGAGTAAGATCTATAAAGGGGCTACCACGACTACTCCCGGCATATGAATGGCCGCAAGAGAATTATACCGGTAAAGCCTTTCTCGTTCCATGCAAGCGAAGCGATATGAAGCCGGGGGATATAGGATTCTATTCTTACGGGTACGACCTCAATCTTGAAATTGAAAAGGTTGGTCACTACTGTGTCATCTTAGATGAAACAGATCATGCACGATGGGACAGAGAAATGGACATGCTATTATGCCATAATTCAATGAAAAACACCTGGTACAAGGTAATCTTCAAATGACCCTCTTCACCCTCATAGTGATCTTTGCCTACCTGGGAGCCATAGTTGACGGAGCTCTCAGGTTAGGCAGGTTCATGAAAGAGGTGGAGGACGATGCAATGAAATCCTTAAAGAAAAAGTGAAATGGAAAACGTAAAACTAACACCGGAGGTAAAAGATTTCCTCCAAAATCAAGGGACTGTTGTTACGGACCCGGATGGCAAGCGCTTTCTGGGCCTTACCGGATGGTTTGAGGAGGTTGACGAGAAGGAAAGACTATTCAAGTTCCATGAGGAGCATAGCCTCCCGTCAATTATCCTGGAATACATGGCCGGCGACAATGTAAAGAGAGTGCTGACACTGCCCGTTGAGTCAATACCCGATGGGTATACTATTCAGGACTTAACTGACATATGGAAGCGAGGAGAGTCTATACCGGTAAAAGGTACCGCTTTGCCGAGAATATTATTGTTTGATCAGAAGGACCGATTTCTGAGATCTGAAGGTACAACCTGTCATCCTGTAAGGTCATAAAACTGCTAATCATCCTCATCGTACTATGGGCCCTCGCGCTCATCGTAGTGGTCTATGCTGCCATCCGGTTAATCTGTCTCTCCCGTAAGATGGAAAAAATCATCAAGGAGTACCAGGAGCCGGAGGCAGAGACCACCGAGGAAAGGATAATGAAGGAGTTCGGGGCTGATGACCCGATGTTTCAGCTGTTACAGAAAGAGATTGCCCCGAAAATGAGCAACAAGCAGTTCCGCAAGATGATGGAAGAGGGTATGCGGGCTCATGAAGCGAGCCTTCAGCACCATATTGAGAATGCAGAGGAGGCTTTCGTTATGCACCTGGCCGGAGAGGAATCTTTAAATGTTTCCAAACCTCGCCTTAATCCTCCGAATTTCCCGGCACCGGGTGATAGTACCTTACCCAAATCATCCTCTCAGTGCACCCCGAAGTCCAACTGAATAAGATCAAACAATGGTACCGCCTCCATTATCCACTGTGCCTGTTCTGCGGTCACTACGTTTACGAAGGGGACCTGGCTCACATCATACGCCGGTCATATACCTCAGAGATCATGACGCTGAAACTCAATACGGGCCTTGCGCACAGGGAATGTCACGATTGTTACGATAATGATGCGGAGCAGGCACAATTCCTTCCCCGGATGCCGGAGGTCCTATTCATTGCCTTCCTTCTGGATCCGGAATACTTCTACCAGGTGGCCGACAAATACCCTCTGCTGCACCCGTTCTTTGAGCGGTTCCCGGAGGTGGAGATAGGAAAGATTGAACATCATGGAGAAATACTTTCACTTCAATACTTAGTACAATGAATGAACTGCACGAACCAATGGTTGTGACAAAATACCCGAATATGCATGTGATCATCACTCCCGTAGAGATGCCTGTGAAACCATACACCAAGGAGGACCGGCGAAGAGATATACTTCGATTCGTTAGGCAAGTCCTTACCTATATAGGGTTTGTTATACTCATGCTCGGACTGTGTGTAGGGGTATCGTTATTGCTGGCCGGGACAAAATGGTTAGGAATATGGCTGATGGTCTGCCTATGGCTTGGATGGCTTACATCGGCAGTGAGAGTGTTATTTTTCAACTGAATTGATATTTTTCATAACTTTGATTAGTTCTTAATCAAATCACCATGAAGAATCACAAGATAGATGATGGCTATTTTAAGATGGTTAGAGATGCAATGACAAATGCAAAGCCGGGCGAGATGGTCTTTTTGGAGCCCAATAAACAGCCTATTGTTGTAACTACTATGAGTGATCTTGAGATTCAAATGTCAAGGCTTGGGAAAATACCGAAGCCGGAAGGTTCGTTTCTTCTGATTCATTATAGTGGACACCTAAAGCCTGCGCCAACTGCAATGACGGAAGAGGAAGCGAATAAAATCCTTGACGATTCAAAGCACAAAAAACGAGTGATAAGGGAAATCTGGGATTATCTGACATTCGGCATAAATAGATACCACATAAAACTATTATTTATTTTACTTGCTGCACTTCTGCTATGCACCTCCTGTTATGTCACCACCCTCACCCACTCTGAGGCTATGGATCAGTCGGTCCTCGGAGATACCAAAGAGGGCATCATTGCCCGGGCCGGTCTGCCGGACGCAAAACAAGTCGAGGGCGAATATGAGCAATGGACCTATTATGGCAATCAGACCATCACAACATACAAGCGCCCGGTCACCACTACTACAACCGGATCCATTGTACCGGGATCTCACAACGCCTCCGGGGACATCAATAGCGCCAATGTAGCCACAAGCACTTATTCATACGGCGGAGGGTCCACATCCCAGGTATCAAACCAATACCTCAAGCTCATGTTTAAGGATGGTATTGTGGTAGGCTGGGATACTCAGGGGATTGATCTTTCAGAGAAGGAGCCTGATACCAAAACCACTTCGATAGTAGCTGTTTTCACAGTAATTCTCGCTATTATTTTGGGAGTTTCATTGGGATTATAGTAAAACCCCGACATCTCTGCCGGGGCTCCAACCCTAAAACTAACCTAAAACAACCCCGCCGGGTATTTCATTATGCAGCTGGCATCTGTCTGCCACCCTTCATTCCTATAGCCTGTTGTAGCATAGCCATTGCCCTCGGGTCAGCCTGTCCGACCTGTGCGGCGATCTCGGGAGGTAGTTGCCCTGGCATTCCACCAGCATTGAGTGATTCCATACGTGTACGGACCGATGCTAATAGCTTCTCAGCAAATGGCATGGATGTATGTTCGAGAAACATTTCAAGGTCAATAAGATTACTTTTAAGAAGCTCGAAGAGCATGTCATCAACCATCTGGCGATACACAGGGGTATCCTTTCCTTGTGCGATAGCCATATCCCAATCAAGGTCCCTTGCAAGTTCCGGGTCATAAATCTTCTCTTCTTTAGTGGCAGCCAGACCATTGATAGCCAGGTACCTCTTATCCTTATAGAACTGAGTGATAACCTTCAGGGCCTTACGGTTCCTGCGGAGTATCATGCTTTGATAGCTCTGCAGCTGGTCCACCACATTCAAGGTTGCGTTCTGTGCCTCCTGTGCGTATAGTGCTGCCGGCGTTCCTGACGGTGCCCTTTGACCCTGGATTGATTCATTGATACCTGAATTCTTCTCAAGCAGCCCCATCTGCAGGTTAAGCATCTCCATAATACCTGCCGGTACTGATGATGCGGCAATCTGCTTCGGGAGCTGTCCGTCCGCACGAGGTTTATAGAAAATAACTCCATTGAATCGGCGGTACTCATCAGCGAACTGTTCCGGAGTCATACCTTCAGGCACACAATCTTCTGGCACCATAAGCACTCCCTTGGCTGACGCTCCGATAATAAAGTCAAGCATTATGACCATACGGTTGATATACCTCTGTTGATCAAGCATATCTTCGACAAAACCCCACACTTCACCGTCAAGCAAGGGGAACAATACCAATGAGTACGGATGCTCTTCATGCTTGTAGGGAGATTCGGCCTCGAACAGGCAATGGCCCAATGGAGTAAGAAACTTCACATACCAGAACTGTTCATGCTTGGCTTCGGCTTCCAGGAGAGGAACCTCGGTCTTGTCTATCCCATTTGCCAACGCCATTTCAAGCCTGGCATTATTCTCCTTTGCGATCTCCGACATTGGTGTGTCAGTGATAGTATAAGAACCATCCATGGGATCATGCACATAGGTCCTCCATGCACTCCGGAGCTGCCATATCTCAAACAGGCGAGCTTTGTTGCTGTCCCTGGGAATATAGAAATCGAGGCTATCCACCCTCCGGGCATCGAATCCATAATCAGAGAAGAAGTCCTTGGAAGATATGTTTGCATATACTTCCCGGATTCTTTGCTCCTGTGCTGTGTTCTTGGCGAAGGCGCTGACTATGTTATCTACCGTGGTATCTATGATCTCCCCTATTAATCTCAGGTCTTTCAGCCTGACATCTGATACATCGGTATTAAGGAAGAGCCTGTTTATATTGGTGTTCTCGATAGTAAGGTCCTCAAGGTTGCGCTCTTTCCAATAGTCATAACCTATTTTTTGACAGCCCACACCAGACATTAAGTAAACCTCCAGCTGTCTTGCATCAAGTTCCTTTACCTCGTTAAGCTCAAGAGCACACTGCAAGGTATTCGTAAGCATTTCACCCAGGGAGGCTTCCTCTCGACCACGCGCAATAACCACGGCCTTAGTCGGGTTACTACGAAACTGCCCTATAAGGTTCGCAACCAGAGGACGTATGCGGTTCTGTTTCAATGGCACCTTGCCTTGGTTCATAAGGTGTGTTTCCTCAGTGATCCATCGGCCCGTATCCGGATCCTGCATCTCATCTGACCACTGATCTCCACGGTAGTATTTGCGGTTGCGCCTTGCCCTGGTGCGAAGATCTCTCATACTCTCCCACCACCTGCGGGCCTCTTCGAGAAGCTGCATGTTCTCCCGGGTATCGCTGTCAAGGGATGCAACCGGCAGAGGAACAACCTTCTGCTTTCGCATGCCTATCTTGCTGTTGGGACGCTTCTTTAATTCTTCTACTGATATGCTCTTTTTCATGTGCTTAGTATTTTCTGTTGTATCTTGCTTCGAGTTCTTTTATCTGGCCAATACAACGATCCATCATCTCAATGACCAGGCTTGCCGTTTCCATGTCATCCTTGGTCTCTGTCTTAGTCATGTCGCTGATCTGATCCTCATACATATCAAAGAGCTGTTTGCGCTCGATACGGTACTTATCGTTAGCCATGCGAGAATACTGTGATATATCCCCTGTTTCGCGGCCTTTCTTTTCATACTCTTTCATTAGGGCCACATCACGATCATTATCTCCCTTCAACTCATAGTATTCAGAGATAATCGCCCATTTGGCCTCGGGGGTCTTGCGAATAAACCGGTCCACAAATGGCACGTTCCTGAAATCTATTTCTTCATCCGGGTTAAGGGCCTGCTTGACTGTGGTGATGAGATCCGAGAACACACCTCCGGTACCTCCGGTATATCCCTTGAACAGGTGTTCCACTGTTGAAGGGTTAACATCGAGCAATACCTTTCGGGTGCGTCCCTGTTTGTCGGTGTAATACTTATACCGGCTGTCACCACCACTCCATCGGAATAGCATATCTGTAAAGAATTTGGCTGCAGGGTTCACGTTATCCTTCCCGAGAGCGGAATGTGCCAGGTATTTCTTCTGTTCCCTGGTAAAGGGCTCCTTCTTGATAGTATAACCCATGTAGTTGCGATTCTCTGCCAGCTCTGCAACGGGTTTGAATATGGTAGGGACAATAGGTGCAATGGAGAATTCGCCTGACTTATAGAAACCACCGATATCCACCGGCAGTAATCCTCCCATGAAGTTACCGAGAGCTGTAGTCACGGCCTCACCTGCTTTCATTCTTCCGGTAGCCACATCAAAACCGACAGACCCAATGGATTTGAATCCCCGCCAGAACTGAGGAAGGGGTATGCTCAGATATTTATTGCTCTTCTTGCTCATATCCCCGATCTTTGGCAGAGGTATCACAAGGTAATTCTGCCTCATGTAGGGATTGAGGTTATAGTATGAGCTGTCCGGATCGTCATCATCATCAGTCAAGGCGTTCATCATTGCTTCAAGGAATCCCAACATAACGAATGAGAAGGCTATCTGGGTAAACCGTTTCGGTGTATCCTTTGCCAGCTTGAAGTTTTTCTGCATTGACTGTACTGCCACATTGAAGAATGCGAACCATGCGTCCCATGCCTTGCTCCCCTTACCTTTCCGGTTAAAGTTCACGGAGGCTTCTTTTGCATCCATGGCCGCATCCTCCTTGGTGTTCCCTATGGCAAGTGATGACAGGTACACGGAGAACCTTGTGGCATCCTCAAATATCTTATTCCAGTGTTCAACGGCATCAAGCAGGGCATAACCGGCATCACCAATTCCTCCGGCAATAGTACCTTTGCGGATCATCCGGGCAACCTCCTTATTGATATCCTTCTCTATCTCCTCTGGGGTCTTTGAGTGTGTGTAACCGGTGGCGCCTCCGTAGTTATAGAAGTCCTCGAGATCCTGGTCCACGGACCGGCGAAGGTCCTGTTTGCCCTGTATCCTGCGTATAATAGCCGGGAATGCAGCTCGATAGCTCTTAATGACCTTACCGCCTGTCTTGGATTTGATCTGTTGGGTAATAGATGCCTCCTGGAAGTCACGCATGAAGTTCGTGAAGGGGAACACTATGTTCCAGCTGGTATAAAGTGCCTTCAGCATGTTATTCATGTGTCCCATCAAGGCCATAACCTTATTGAGATCCCGGGCATCGTATATGTTACCGAAGATGGTCCGGTACATATAGTTCTGTTTGTTCATTGCCTGGGCCGTGGATAGCTGCCTGTTGTTGAATACCATCACCATATCACCACCGGGCTTGTGTACTATCACCTCATGTTCACGGGACTGCCGTGGTTTACGGAGCCTCTCATGCTCGGTATGTATCTTCAGCCTGGCATCACCGGCATCAAACATCTCCTGCGGTGGCCGGCTGATAGTGGGCTCCCATTCCTCGGTACCATCCGGAAGAGTAATCCTGATATAGTACAGCTTCTTAATGGTAGCAAGTTCATGGATCTCGTTGTTTGCAAGGTTACGGACGATAAGGTTCAGCATTGATGTCTTGACCTCGTTATCCACCTGTTCAGCGATAGCCTGGAACTGCACATTGAGCAGATATGCAAGCGGGTTATCGGCAAGCGACTTACGGCCCTTGGCATACTGCAATGACCTGCTGAATCCCTCACCCTTGGTGTATATAAGTTCCTTGGCCGCTCCTTCCCTCCATCCTCTTAGTGGCACAAAGTATCTGAACTGCGAGAGATATTCCTGTTTCTGATCCGGAGATATCTGGTTGCCCTTCTCCCAGGTATCGAGTATGGCAGAGGTAGCAGACCCTATTTTCTTCCACAGGTTGTCAATGAGTTTCTTATCCACCTGCCCTTCGAACTCGGCGACTATATCAGCCGCAAGCTGATCCGGGCTTGTATATGTGCCTTCGGTATCGAATCCCATCACCCCGGAGTAATCCTTATCCTTCAGCTCATCCATCTTGGCATTGACCTCATCCTGCGGCACGTTCTCTTTATGGCTCTCAACCCACTCCTTCAGCTCACGACTGCGGAACGCCGGGTTACGCTCCATGGCATGTTTGGCAATGATATACGGAAGCACATCCTCTCCTGGCATACCGGCACGTTTGATGTCTGCTACAGCCTGCAGGATAGGTTTCATCTTGCCCTCGAAGTAATCCGTGTAAAGTTTCTCCTGCCGTCCGAATGATAGGCTAATATCGCGGTAAGGCTTGCTGTCATTATCCTGTTTTCCTCCGCGCATAAGCACCTCTTCCTCGAACTTACGGATAGGCAACGAGAGATCCTGGATGTATTCACGGATCCCCTGCAGCGTCTCTTCCCCGGTGCGGATGGCTTTTCTCTCAGAGTATGCCTCTACTGCTCGACCAAGTGTAGTGTTGCGTTTGGCTGCTGCCTTCTTGCGGGACCGGAAATGTGCCCCTGATGCCTGTATGTATTCACCGGCATATTCAAAGTTCTCCGGTTGCGGACGGCTGCGGTAGAATCCCTTTTCACCTTCCGGAGTCTTTTCAAGATTGGTACGGCTCTGCCGGAGTAGAGAATAGATATCATTGTCAGTGAATGCGATGTCAAATATCTTGCGAAGTAATTCCCGTATCTTTGCTATAATGCGCTGAAATAGTGACGGATTCACATTATCCTCTGCCATCATGCCAAGGTATTCCTCGGCAATGAGCTTGCGGTTCTCAGTCCAGTCATACTGATATCTGATAAGAGTGAGGTCATCATCCGGGATGCTGTCATAGATCTCGGCCAGCAGATTATCATAACCCTTGTCACCTAGGAGAATCGGCAGGCCCTTATGTGCAACTGCCTCATGCAGGACAGTCTTAATCCCTTCGTCAATGGCCCTCGGATAACCGAGTTTCATCAGGTCATCAAGGAGAACATACATGGTGCCAGTCTTTTCATTCCATGCACCGTACATTGTCTCGTTCTCCCATACCCCTATGCGCTTTGCCTGTGCCTGAATATTCGGAGGTAATTCCGTCCGATTATTGATTGCCTGAATGGGTGTTTTAAGCTCCAGCCCCAGGTTCTCTATCATGATCCTTACTTTATACTTCTGGTCATCCAGCTCATCAGCTTCCAGAAGATCCGAGAGAGCATTCCATCCGGTAGCCTGTTCCGTTCTGGGTATGACACCCCTGCGGAAGGAAGAAACGTCGCCATCTTGTTTTTTGGCACCTGGCATAATATTTCCAGAAATAATACTTGGATTTTGGAATGCATTGATTATCTTTACGGCAGAATTAAGCTGTTTTACAGCGTCAGCGGGGCTACTGCTGAATGTATTGCGGCTTATTTTCTTTTTATCATTTATCCAGTCTGTCATCCGCCCAACGTCTGCATAGTCCATCAAATCGCTGTTAATCCAGTCAATAATATTTGAGGTCGTGCGAGGATGAATGCTTCTTATGCTGTTGATGCGGATATTCCCTTGTTCTCTGTTTGTTTCAATGGCTACCACAAAACTTCTGTTACCTTGTTTTAATTCCGTAAGAATAACATTACTTCCTATGCGAGTGGCACTACGGAATACTGCAAGTGGGTTTTGAATTGCACTTGGCAAATCTTTTACTTCTGTCAAATCGAATGGATGGTTCTCCTGATTAGATTTATGAGTTAAGCGGAGTGAACTCATCTCTATCGGAAGATTAGGTATGCCTGCAGACTGTAAAATATCCGAAGGCATTCCTAATTGATACACGTGTCCTTTTGTAAGCGTTCCTTCAATCTGCTGTTCCAGTTCCCTATTGAATGTTTCATTTATAACACTGATTGACTGCCCGCCTGTCCTAAATATGGCAACTTTGCCATTTTCTTCCTTGGTCTGAATGGTCTTGAATAACTCATCGAATGCCTCCGATATGGGTCCTATCTCCTCATTAGTGGGATAAGGGTATTTGCTCTCCGCTCCGCCTGCCTGCACGATATAGTCAACCATATCCCGAAGTGCAACCAGGTATTCGTTCTTTAAGCCCTTATCAATGAGTTTTGCCCTTGCATAAGCCTCGAATGACCTGGCTCCCATCTCAATAGTGGTGCTCCAATAGTCTTTTGATCTCAGTTTATCAAGTTCTCTCGATCTGTTAGGCAGGCCGGATTTGTTAATAGCCTTTACCACTCCGTTGAATGCCTCAAGGACCTCTGGACGGATTGATTCATCCGTGCTCCCATCCTGTTTGATCAGGGGCCTGGGGCGGTCAGTAATAAACTCAGTCCTTCGACCTCTCATGCGGGAGAAATAACTGTCAACTGCGTGGAACCATTCATGCGCAAGGCTACCCGGTCCGCTCCCCTTTGTCAGGTTGATGACTATCTCCCCGGGCTCATAGTGAGCAGCGGCCGGATTCTTCCCTCCCGTTCCGCGAGCGCCAAAGGCTATTCCAAGTTCTCCTGTCAAGCTGAGGGCTTTTGGCGGTACAGTAATTATCTCAGAGAGATCCATGAGGGCATCATAAGCCTCATTCAGATCTTCTTGCCGGCGCTGTTGTTCTACATAATTACCAAACTGCACACCTCGGAAACCGAATGTCTCTGCAAACATCTCAGGTGTAACGTCCTTGCCTCCACGATAGTCCTTGCCAATCCTCATACCGCGGGACTCCGGACGCTCAAATGGGATAATTTTCTTTTCGTCAAGCATCTTCTCGAGCTCTTCCTGATGGTTCTCGATATATCTCCTGGCCTCAGATACCTTATCGAATCCCTGTGCCAGTGTGATGAACTTACCGGGACCTACCTTCTTGCCGACAAATATTCCTTTCTTATCCCTCTCCCGCCACATATCAAATTTCACCTTCTGAGGAGCCTCTGTTTCTGTGGTGAGGATATACTTCAGGCCGGCAACCGCATCTTCCCGTTTATTAAACTCTTGGATGATATACCTGCCCTTGACTATACCAAATGTGCCGGAGCTGCTGAATCGCTTTATCTCGTAACCCTTCAGAGATGTGATCTCCGGGAAGCCAAGTTCTATCAGAGTGCCGGTATGCACCTTCATCTGCATAATAGCATAGCTATCTTCCTTCTCGTTCATGAGGTCCATAAACGATTTACCCTTGTGCTCTGCTTTGAATTCTTCTTTATTAGTAATCCATCTGAGAACGTCCTTATAGGCATTCACTCCCCTGAGCCATTTCTGTAACTTATATGTTGCCTTTGGTTTGGGGCCAATCTCCTGGCGGAAGTAATGAAGGAATGCGGCCTCTTCTTTTGTGGCCGTTCCGCTATTAATCAATTCCTTGTAGTCAATCGGTGGTAGGACCTTGGATATGGAATTATTCAGAATATCCTCATCGGTAGTATCAAGCTGTTTCTTAATCTGCCCACGGATCTCCTTCTTAGCCCCTGCTATATGCTCACCGAAGTCCTCAATCTTCTGTGTCGGTTTGGATACACCGACATATTCCATCTTGAGAACGTCTACCTCTTCCTTGGTTGGCGTTTCGGCCTTCTCATCTGATTCTGCCGGCGGCTCATCAAAATCCATTGCCTGCTGCTGAAGAGCAGATTCTATCTTCCCTTTCTGCTCTCTTTTTAGGGACTCGATATCCTTTCTGAGTCCCGCGATCTTCTCTTCAAAGGGCTTGCGGACAGCGGCACGGGTAGCCTCATTATATGTGAATCCCTGCTCGTCACGGCCAATGACCTCATCCTTTTCAACCGGCTTGGTATCACCGAATAGGCCATTGCGTTCATCTGCCTTAACGAGAGCCTCCCGCATATCCTTCTCGGCCTGAGTGATTGCTTCTTCTTTTTTGGCAATAAGGCCAGTATACTCCTTATTGATATTGTCAATTTTCTTCTGTTGGGAAGGAGTATACTTAGGAGTAGAGGTTTGCTCGAGATATTCGCCAGCGAACTCAGGCTTCTTAGTATCTGAATTTGGTTTTCCCTGGACTTTCTTAATTGTTCCGGCTTCAGACCATTCATTATACCACTGTCGAAGCGGTACAGAATTTGGCTCTGCGTTCATTGAGTAGGTTACTATTTCTTCCCCGTCGAAATAGTAATGTATTGTGTCGTGGTCATCATCAATCTTATTGGTCAGGGCCCTCTTAAAATCAATGAATTGAATGTCTTTAGGATTTGATCTCTTCACATATTCAAGCCAATCTGCCTGTGATGCTGTTCTTGGATCTGGTTTTTCCAATACCTCTCCGGCAAATTCAGGTTTCTTGGCTGATTCTGTAGTTTTTGCAAAGGCTTCGATGTCATCCTTCAGCTGACTGAATGCCTTTACAGTGGCCTCTCCGGATTTTTGGGCTATGCCATTGAGCGCAACACTAACCTTGTCGTAAAGTGATTGTATGGCATCGAGGTCATTCTTTACCATAGCCTCTTCGAAGGCATCTCTCCATGATTTAAGATCGTCTGCACCTTCGGGCTTCTTGGTGCCACTATCCTCAATCTCCTGTGCCTGCTCAATGGTTATTTCTCCTGCATTAACAAGATCCATGAGCTGCTTGTACTTTACATCACGGAGGTTTACCTGAGTGCCGGCATAGAAATGATTAGCATTGCCCTTGAATTGTCCCGTAGATATAGCCAAAAATACTCCGTTTTTGAACCATATGCGGTTTGCATCGGCGTTCTCAACCAAATTGATATCAAAGCCTTTTCCCTTTAGTATCTCTCCTGGTATTCTCTGATCACGGTGATTAACATAGTCAAAGAAGCTATTGATCTTACTCCCGACGTATGGCACAAATCCCTTACCAAATACTGACCAGGTATCCGAGGTGCTCTCTGATTTCTTGAGGCTATTGAAGAAGCTAAATACTTCCTTTGGGAGGGTCAGCTCTGAAAGGTATTTCTCGGGTTTTTCGAGACTGTTAACCTCTGAGACAATAGCCTTTGCCTTATCAATAGCAGATAACTTAGGCTCTTGTGTTGGTTGTTCAAAGTAATCTCCTGCAAATTCAGGGGATGCCGGTTTGGACGGTTTTGCTCCTGTCTCCTCTGGGAATTTTACTCCTTCCTCAATAAGCTCATCACGGGATAGGTTTATAATGCGCTCATCTCTCCCCTTGAAGATTTCAAGGGTCTGACCGTCCCATTCATAAGATATGTAGTCGCTGTGTTCGGAGTCGGGTAGCCACTCCTCTATTGCGTGGATTTCCCTTTCGTAGGCTGGGAATTCTCCGAAGGATTCTCCTGTCTCTCCCTCTCCTCCTTCCTCTCCATCATCTCGGCCTTCAGTTGCAGGGCCTCCTGGTACTTCGTTGTTCCCTTCGCTGCTGCTCTCAACGCTACTAACCTGGTCAACCAGGCCGTTAATTTGCTTTTGTCTTTCGTTGTCATTGAGAATGTTTTTAAGTTCGCTAAACTGCTTCTCGTTCAGCCCATAAGGGAAGGAGCTTGTAAAATATGCGGGATCGGATTCGGCAAGTGCCCTGATGTCATCAAGGGTCTTGCCTAACTCACTGATCTCGACCTCAAAGATACGCAAAATTTCCGAATCTTCCGCTGCCATCGGGCTTAATTCTTCAGCAATCACCTGGCTGGCATCAATGTCGTCCTGCTGCTCGGGAGATTCGTATTCGGGCTGATCGTTATTAACGGCATCAGCCTTGGCTTGCATCTCGTCTATCCTTGTACGGATATCATTCATACCATGGACCGACAGTAGTATATCCATGAATGCCCTTTCGGCCATTTGTGAGTCCTCAAACTCAGCGAGCAACTCCGGATGCGTCTGGAATATCAGTGTCTCATTAAGCTTGTCTGTCTTAATCCCGTCACCCTTGTGGGCCCATATGTATGATGCATAGTCTTGCCGGCTACGGGTGCCAAGGTGATGCTTGAGTGATGCTGTGCTTATCCTTCCACGATTGAGGAAGAACTGATACACCCCTTCCTCGAATGATTGCGGTTCCCGAGAGAGTCTTGCCTGATCGGCCTTGCTCATCGGCCAACCCTTCTTCTCTTTCAGTGGCTTGATAGGACGGGTGTCCTTGGTCTGTGCCTGTGGCAGTTCTGCAGAAGGAGTGTATTTGACCCCTCCTTTGATTTCGTCAAATAGTTCTTTCAGGCTGAATATCTCAGAAACCTCTTTGCCATTAAGTTTGGATACCGCAATCTGATCCCCTCTGACATTCTTGTTTTTAGCATATCCTCCTATTTGTGCATCATACGCCCCTCCCATTGTGCCAAGGAAACTTCCTTTCAGTGACTCATATGAATCTCCTCTTTCAACATAGGCACGGATAAGGTCAATGGCTGCCTCTCTTGGTGTTGTGATCTTCGGTTTCTCTGTCTGCTTAGTCTTTAAGTTAAGATCAGCCGGCTTCCGGGTTCTATTTGCATCACCGAGCCACTCCTTGAACCCCTCCATTGACATCTTGGTAATGGAGCCGAAGCCCTTCCATCCGGGCTCATAGTTAGCCATGTAGTTCGCCTTCGCTGACTCTTCGCCGTCGAATCCCATCATGACCTTATGCTCATCAAATGCGCCTGTCTCAGGGTTCACCTGGTCAACGACATATACATCCGGGGCATTGAGGTTATCTCCCAGAAATACGTCAACCTGGTCGCCATCCTTGCCCTCAGTCCTGCGGAAGTATCCATAGGTGTTATTCATGAGTACGGACCACTTCTTGCCGCTCTTATCCACTCCAGAGCGCACTGAGCCGGCGGGATTCTCGATTGATATATCGAATCCTGCGAAGTTCAAGTGTCCCTTTTGATAGTTGCCTGCCTCCTTCTGTGCCTCTGTTGGTCTGGTATCTACCTCTGTCTCTGCCTTGGCAAGGTCAGTCTGTATAGATGGCTCAATAGCACTTTTAAGCCATACATTCGATGCTTCCGTCGCCCTCTTCTCCTGGGGTGAGTTTATATACTCATCCCACTTGTCAGGCATTATTATTGCCTCAGTGTCGTTAAGATGGGAGATTTCGTGTAATAGTGCAAAATAGGCGTGTATGTATTCTGAACCCTCTCCCATTAGAAACACGTCGGGAACGTCGGACTTGGAATCGAGATTAATATTGATCTGTTTCAGCTTTTGTATGCTTGATGTGGGAGTTTTGTTTACGGAGTTATCGTAGAGATAAAAGGTTACATCCCCTTCGTTCCATGTTTCCATCTTCCCACTTGCTCTGAAAGCATCAACATGTTTCTTGAAGTCATCTGGAATAGTCTTCTCGATTCTCTCTATTACCATCTGTGTATCCACGGGTTTCCCGTCCTCCGTTTCCCAACTCCCTGTTTCTGTGTTTACCACAAATTTCCCCCGTTCTTCCTTGACAAGATCAGCAGCAGGAGCTGCAGTCTCGTCCGGGGTAGATGGAGCTTGGGCTATAGGTTGCTCGACTACGGGCTGTTCAGCCTCGATCTCAGGAATGGCCGTAGCTTCTGCAGGCTGTTCAACTTGTGCTGTTTCTGCAACAGTTGGTGCCGGTGCTGCCCCTGCTTTCTTCTTCGGAGTGGCAATAATAGAGTAAGTATCAGGGATGAATAGATCTCCGGAATCCGTTACCTCTGCTTTCCATGTGAGCTTCGGGTATCTCTCCTGTAGTTTTTTCAGTGCTGCATAGGCCTCCTTCTGTGTCTCGAAGGATTCATTCATACGGAAGTTACCATCCTCCTGCGGTACGATGGTGAATTCATTCTTCCCGTCCGATACCTTGCGTGACTTTGGACTGACGGTGGCAGTTGTGGCAGGAGTGGCAGTTGTGGCAGGAGTAACCGGCTGATTTTCAACAGGTGCAGTTTGGGGCATTGACGAGGGAGTACTCCCTGGCTGTGCTTCCGGAGCGGTTTGATCTGCCGGCATACCGAATACCTCCCCGTATTTATCCGGGGTTATGACCTGTGCATTGGCCGTCAGATTCCCTTCCTTGTCAATCTCATTGAGTGTGATACCCTCGGGAGTGACCTGAGTAACATTGAATAGCTGCTCTCCGATGGGAATTGTAGCTCCTTCCTGTACCGGAGCGGTAGCCCGGGCCACCTCATTGCTTATCTGTGACTGAGTAGCCTGGTAGTTTCGCATCTCATTGGCAACCCACTCTTCGTAGGGCACATCCATTGAGTTTATGATCATGGTACCCTTGACCATATAGGGCTTACTCTCGGGATTCTCGGCATCCACCACGGCCACAAGCATCTTCTCGGGGTCAGTGGCGAAGTTTGTGGACTTGATGATGACCTTCTTTCCATCCTTCAGGTCGCCGTACTTGATAAAGTTCTGCTCCGGCAGCTGGTCATTAAATCCACCATAGGCATATGAGCGGCCCAGGTCACGTATCATCTGCTCGGGATCCTGCTCTTCGATTGTCAATGGGCCTATTACAGGGCCGGCCTTGCCTTCGCGGGCAATCTTATATTTCTCAGCCGCCTTCTCAGTCATGGTGAACATACCACCCATGCCGGCACCAATCAGCACACTGTCCCAGAATCCGTCACCGATCTTCCGTTCGGGATCTTCACCTGAGAGTATTGCAGCAGCGTTCTGTCCGAGGGTGGTCAGACCTTCAGATATACCTTCATGAACCGGAGCAAACCATACTCCGAGCTTTTTATATGCCTTGGCGATTAGGTTCTGAGCAGCTGGTGAGTTGATTGCGTTGACAACTCCCTGCTTACCGGATTTCTTATAGATATCCATGAGGTATTTTCCCATCTCCCGGGAGCCATACCTTTCAAACAGCCATTCGAATATACCGGTAGTTACGGCATCGGCTATCTTCATGCCCTCTGCCATATCCTCGCGGTCTTTTACCTCATCATATGATGTTGCACCCACTCCGATACCGAGAGCTGCAGCGCCACCGGGAATAAATGCAGCCGCAACTGTTGGGAATAGAGATTCTGCAACACCCCCGGAGATTGCACCCAGGGCTTTGCCAAACTGACCGGACTTGATATAATCAGTAACGGACTGTTCATATCTTGTGGCCTCACTGCTTAATCTCTCTTTATTCTTTTCAAACCAGGTATTAAGGTCTCCCTCAGCCAGCATTTCCCCCGGCATCTGATCTGCCATGATCATATTACCGGTAAGGGTGCGCCTTGGAGTCATGGTTTTTGATTCCTTCATGAGATAGTTACCTGTTTCCTGGTCTATCTCTCCCCGACGCATCTTGCGCCTGATCATTGCCTCTGTAAATATTGCTGCCGGCGCATTGGCAAAAGCCTCGATACCCTGCGGTATCTCCATCACCATCTCGCCAAGGCCCATAGCCGATGAGCCGAGTTTCTTGCCAATATACTTACCGTATCCCTGTCTCTTCTCAGTGCCAGCTTCAGGTGTTGCCGGCTGCGGTGCGAGAGTTGCCTGCGGTACCTCCGGGGTGGTATTTGCACCTCCGTATTTCTTCAGCAGCTCCTGAAGTTCGGGGTCATCGGTTGTACCTGGGGTGTTCGGCTGATTAGAAGGGATCTGACCGGTACGCTCGGCATTAAAGCGTTCCAACAGTTCCCTTGATGACAGCACCTTGGGCTTTTCCTGTGGATACATTATAACTGGTTTAAAATGTAGTCAACATACTCTCCGGCCATCTTCTCATCATTCCCTGCATCCTTCAGGATACCCATGAGGACTTTCTTCTTTGTCTGAGCGTCCCACCCTTGGGCATTGATGATCTTGTCAATCCTTGCTTCATCCTCGGGCTTGAGCTGAAGTGTTCCAGGTTGTGCCACTCCTTCATCGAACAGGTCAGCATACTCCTTGTTAAGAGCTTCGAGCTGTTTGGCTCCTTTCTTCTTTGTGATGTCAATAGATTGCCGGCGTGATTCATATTCACCTGTACGCTTTGCACGGAGACCGGCTTCATACATTGCTTTTTCGTCTCCCGGTGTGATTTTATCACCGGAAGCCATCTTGCGGACCAGTGGTGCATACCGGTCCCAATTATTCATCACAATATTCTTGAAGGCAAGATTATTAGTGAGATTGGATGGATTTATATTGAGTTTGTCGATCTCGTCAACTGCCGGGTCGTTACGCATCCACTTCAACAGCTGCATAGCATCTGTATCACTGAGCGGTATGTCAACACCCGTCTCAAGGTCAGGGATTGCCATGAATGGCGCCTTATTGCCATACACGGACTTGTAACGTTTAAGAAATGGATTGTTCTTATCTATAACTGCCTGTTGTGCTGCCTCACGGGCATATATTTCTTTGACTGTATTGGCTGATCTCTTATCCTCTAAAGCACTGGCACCCTGGCGCTGCTTCTCTGCCTCCTCGGCCCTGAATGTCTGCTCTGCTGCTTTATCTGCCTGGTCCCATTCGCGGCTCTGACCTATCTCATTAGCCCGTCTGCCGGCAGCCCTGGCCTCTGCGTCAAGGCCCTGCTGGTATGCCACATCCTTCTGACGGTTACTCAGGTCAGTGAGTCGGAGGCGCTGAAGGGTATCATCGCTCTGGGCCTGTATCTGATTTATACGGTCAGATGCCCGGATGATACCGGGGTTGGCACCCTTGGGTGTTACAGTTGCGCCGCCAGCTGCACCAACCGAATCCACCAGAAGGCGTAAGGCTTCGCCAATGACATTTGTTTTCTGTATACGCTGCTGGCCGGCAATGAGTTTTTGTTTCTTCTCCTCTTCCTCCTTTGCAAGTTCCTCGTAAGGAAAGACGGCTGAGAAGGGACCGTCAATATAAGGCTGTGTATTGGGCATGGTCAATTAAATATGAGTTCTGGTAGAATATCTTTTTGTTTCGATCTGACTCCGTTTCTATTTCCCATCAGAGCTTCGCTCAGTTTCTTTCTCGTCTCCTCAGAGAATGTTCTCCCCTTTCTGGCCTCGCTCATCCTCTGCTTTGTTTCCTCTGAATGATGTTTGCCGAGCATATTCTGATTCCCCTTACTCCGTAGGCCTATTTTCTGTTTTGCTTCCTCTGATAGCTTTTTGCCTTTATTTATCTGCCTGAGTTTCTCCTTTGTTTCTTCAGTCATTGGAGGTTTTCGCTTTGCGGATTCACTTGCTTTAAGCCTTGATTCAGGAGTGTGCTTTCTTCCCCTCCAAGCCGTATTACCCTTTGATCTTTCACTTAGCTTTGCCTTAAACTCTTCCGAGTTCTGCCAGTGTTTCCCTGTTTGATCTGGCGGTTTAGTACCAGCCTTTAACTTAGCTTCTCGTTGCTTTGCCTTTGTCTCAGGAGATGCTCTTCTTGCGCTTAATTTAGTCCTGGTCTCTGTAGTGTGTTTATATCCGAGTTGGCTCCCTGCGGTTGGGCTTTCGTTAAAATATGGCTTATAGAAATCAATATAATACTGCTCGAATGGTATTAAGTCAATTCTATCTGCCAAGATCAGAATCGAAAACTCCAGATCAGAGATTGTGTATTTGTTGAAATGTCTTTGAAGTTTCCTTGAATGATGAGTGCCTTTTTCAAGCATGGTACAATGCTGTTTCCATCTTTTATGAATATCCACAGCGCTGCCGATATAAAGTCTGTCGGGCTTAATAGCTGAACGAATCTGATATATGCCTGATATCTTCATATTCCCTCAAGGACATTCATAGGACTTTTTTTCTTCCGAAGGGATCCAAAGAGGCCGTCCAGGCCTTCTCCCCCGGCGAGCTCGGCACCAGCTATTCCAAGATTAGCTGCGTTTGCCATTAAATTATTCCACGAAGCACTCTTCCGCGCAAGGTTATCCTGCTGCATGTTCTCGAGATTCATCTTCAGTCCCTGGTATTCCCTGCGGATAGCATCGCGGTATTGCGTACCGTACCCGGCAAGACGCATGACAGAATCTGCCAAACCTCGCTGTACCTTGTCCCCGGTGGCTACTTTCGCCTCATCGGAAGCTCCAGTAATAGCACTGTTCTGCCCTACTCTTTTCATGGCATCGCCATAGTAAGTACGAAGAGATCCGAGGGCTGACTTGCCGGCGGTTGTATCGAGATAAGGTGTATTATATTCGGTGTTGTACCAGGATTCCAGGTCGGACATCCGCTTGTTAAGGTACTTATCGTAACGGTTGTTTGCCCCCGCTGAACCGATTGCTCCTGCTGCTGAACCAAATAGTGATAATAAAGTAGAGCCAAGGGCTATTGCTGATCCTATTGGCATGGCTTTGTGTGTTAATTAACTCAATAAACATAAAGACTATCCATCTCTTATTGTGGTTTTTTTGTCCGCAGTTGCGGCCAATTAGGCCAGAAGATAGCCGGCCAATGGCCGACCTTTGAGAATAAATACAATCAGGGATGACAAAAGCGACAGGGAGACAGTATACAATGTCCGCAAATAAAGAGATGCTGGCCAAACTGAAGGGCAAGTCCAATAACAAGGACCTAAAGGGAAGGCCCCCTATTTACAGTGACGAGGAGGTAAATGCAGTAATGAAGTCCCTTGATCAAAACAATGGCAACATTGCCAAAACCGCCCAGCAGACGGGAGTAAATGGTAAGACCATCAAGATATGGAGGAATAGGCGTATGCTTGAGGCTCGATATATCATGTTGACCAGGGAGAGAGAAGCTGAGACGAAAGGTATAACTATTGAACAACTTCGGGAAAATTATGAGAGAGAAGTAATAAACTCAAAATCAAGCCTATTAAAGCTCATAATGGAAAACCTGACTGATTGCAAGAGCCCGAGGATACTACTTACTGCCCTTGTCAAGATTAGTGAGACAATACAAACACCAGGTACAGCGGCAACGCCAAAGACACCTCCTGTCCCACCAAGGGAAGGATCTATTATGGCAGTGGTCGCCAATCAGGCCGTAATAAATAACAACAATGGACCAAAAGACAATCGAGCTGGCGGGGATAGTGAGGAACCTGCCGGATAATCGTGTCGCCGATGGCACGATGCAAGAAATAATCAATCTCCGGCCTGTAGATGGAGCATGGAGACCCGTAGGACCAAAGGAGAGTTATCCAATGGCTACCTCCGATGTGAGGTTCATTCATACAGTAAGCGAATCATTCAAGGTTTACCTTGGCACTCCCGGAGGATCCTTATGGTATTGGGTGTACGAGAACGATGTTATCCAGGCATCCGTCAATACCGGCATAGTATTAACGGGAAAACAGATCACCTTTGCACAGCTTCATAATACCATGATCGTTAGCAATATCACTGATGAGACAATGCACATCTTTGTCTTTGACTATGACAGTGAGCGATACAGAATCATGAGTGATGGAATGCCTGATATCCCGGATATCATCATTGAGAGGGATGCTGGCGACCTGGGCTCCGAAGATATTGAGGGCACAGATGCGGAGAGTTACTTTGCAAACTCTGTCAAGGTGGTTGCTGACAAGATGAAGCGAACATTTACAGGGAAGGTACTGATCCGGTTCGCCTGGGAGCTATCGGGCGGCAGCGTAGTCAAACATTCACCCATATATGAGGTTGAAGGGTCTGAGCTGGAAATAACTTACGCTGATTCAACATACTCTGCCTCTATCTCTACAGTCATATGGACCGGGTATCATATCGTATTCGATTGCCTCATGGAGACATCAGCCCGGCAGGCAATCATTGATACATACAGGGGCATCATTGCATCCCTGAATATTTACATGACCCGTCCGAACCCGGTGGAGTTTACAGAGAGGAGCGACCAGGAAGATACCTTCGGTATTAAAGATCCGGTTGTGAGTGACAACAACCTGTTCTACCTCGTTCATTCCATCCCTCTTGAGTCTCTTGCTGATGTAACTACCTTGGATGGTGTGCTGGCGAACTCAGGACTTGATAAGGACCTGACGGATATAGTCACCTTCAATACGATGCCGACAGACAACTTTACGCATCATACACTCTCGGCAAAGAGCCTGTTCAGCTACAATGACAGGTATTTCCTCGGCGATATCGTGGTGAGGCTGTATGGAGGCCCGAATAATGCCCTGCCTACCGGAGGGAGAAGGACTACCACTGGATTGCCTTATGAGGTGGGCCTTATTTATGAGCTGCATACCGCAGAGAAGACCATGCACCTTTTCTCGGGATGGAAAACAATGAACTCATACAAGGATGATGGCACAACCCCATCATTCTACTTCCCGTTCCTCTTTTATCCGGATGCCAGGGCATACAGGGTGCATATACTGACCAGGTGGGGGAGTGATATCTACTTGATGGCAACGGAGTATCTCACACAGTCAGGCATCAATAACTTTTCATACCATGACTTTTTCACTGTCCAGGTGATGCCAACAGTGGCTTATACCATGCCAAATACCGGGAATGTGATCACTGATCCCAACCGGGTACAGCTCACCGAACAAAGCAACCCGTTCTACTACCCGGCAATCAACTCATACCGATGTGGTAATGGCAGGGTCCTCGGTATGGCCACCAATGCTGTGGCTCTCTCCCAGGGGCAGTTCGGGCAGTTCCCGGTATATGTGTTCACTTCAGATGGCATATGGGCTCTGACCATTGGCACCGGGGATCCGCTCATTCAATCCATTATTCCGGTGTCACGCGAGGTATGCAACAACGCCCGGAGTATCACTCAGATTGATGGAGGGGTGGCATTCACAACGGAGAAAGGGCTTTATATTATTACCGGTGCCAATCCTATCGAGATAAGTGACCTGGCAGAAGGCGAATATATGTCAAGGCTTACTGGCACTGTCAATTATGAAGCCATAGCCAATAACCCAAATTTATACCAGATTAAGCCATACCTCTGCAATACCAGTCTACTAAGTTACTTACAGGGTGCAGCGCTGGGATACGACCATATTCATAAGGAGATCATTGCTTCAAACCCGGCAAAGAACTATTCATGGATATATTCTATCAAGTCAAAGGTATGGTTCAAGGTATCGGAGAGCTGGGAGAGGTTTGTACAGGATTTCCCGAGAGTATATGGATACCGGTCAATAAGCACTGAGGGTACAACTCCCTTCCTTGCATCATCAACAGATATAAGTGCCTCTGATGATACCGTGCTGGCATCAGCCGAATATATTGAAGGCACCATCACATACCAGCTCTGTGACATCTCCCTGGAGGACTTTACAGCCCTGGTGCCGGTTCACATGGAGACAAGACCGCTGAAGATCACCGGCCGGAAGTTAAAAAAGATTAACAGGCTGCTCATCGGTGGAAGGGTGAGCGATAGCATCATCAATCCGTTTTCGGTGAATCTTTTCGGATCTCCGGATGACAAAGGCTGGTATCTCATGAACAACGGCCATGCCTTTGGAAACAAGAACCGGCTACTGATAGGCCGGAGCCTGTTCTCATGTCAGTACTACATCCTGGTGTTTGGAGGGATGGTGGATGAAGAAGCCTACTTCACTCATCTTGAGATAGAATTCGAGGAGAGGTTCGGAGGGAAGCTCCGGTAATCACATAACCGTCACATAAAAAAGCCCCTCGATTATAGGGGCTTTTCTTTCTTCATTGCATCTCACGATGCTTTTCGCTCACATAATTTAACATATGCCTCGGTCCTTGCAAGAAAGTGATCGAGGTTTGCATAGGTGTCATAAACCTCTCTCCGGTAATTTGCATCTTCATCAGAAAGCAGAAATGCGTCAGCCATTTCTCTCAGATGTTGCCTCATCCGGGGAAGTTCATCTGATAGAATAATGTCCTTCACCAACTCTTCGGGTGTCGTCTGAAATGTTATTGCATCAGTCATCACACCCCCCACTTTCTTAGATTATGAAGATACATTCTGCCCTTTTCGGTAACGACAGTTGATAGGCTGGTACCTATTGTGTTATCACTCTTAATGTACCTTGCGGTGCGGGTTGTAAAAAATCCCTTATCGGCAACCTTAACTGTTGGCTGCCATTGCTCGCTCTGATGGAACAGGATGCCCTTCTCTTTGCACCAGGCAGTAAAAGCATACACACTCCTGAATCCAAGGTCGTGAGCAACCTGAGTGAGGGTGAATGTGCTTGTTGACTGAAGTACCTCATTGGTATATTCAGCCTTTGGTGCAAGAACCTTTCTCTCCGATTGCAAAACATCAACCTCGCCCTCGAGCATCTGGACCTTCTGCTTGTGGTTCTCGATGGTCTTCTGGGCGACAATGAGAGCCCTGGCCATGATCTGCTCGGGAGTTTCCTCTGGAGAGGCGGCGATGTAGCCTCCATTTTTGCGGATAGCCGGGAGGACTTCTGAAGTAACCCACTTGCGGAATTTTTTTGCTTCCAGCTTCCGGCTGTCAAGGATAACATCATAAAGACCATCCTCATTAACAAAGTTTGCAACCTGCTGACGGCCCATGCTGTCCGTGATGGGGTGACTTGAAATCACCTCATCTGTCAAGCGCCTGGATACCGCTGCTGTTTGTAATTCTAAAATCCTACAGACGTCTGTAAGACAGAATAAAGGATTTTGGCTTGATCCGGTCGTGCGGATCTCCCCGAATTCGGGGTTACTGAAAATCTGAACGCCCGTAGCGTTCTTGTCCAATGAGTCACGCATAATGATTTGGATTTAGTTAAACAAAGGGGGAAGGTCGCTGCGTGACTCACCAATGCGAAGCACCAGTAGGACTGCGGGACTCTCACCCGTTCGCCTTCCCTTTGGCTTTGTTTCAGTCTGTTTGTGATGTAGTACTTCATCTCCTGGTAAATCACGCACCACAAACATATGTAAAAAATCATTAACTTGCATCAGATTGTGCGATTATTTTATTAACACAACCAAAGGTAGTAAATTACTTAAATCTACGGCATAAATGCAGTATCAAATAAACAAAAAGGCACTAATTATTGGATGGATAATTGCTGTTTTATTAATTGCAGGTGGATTATTCCTTTCTGCGCAGTCCAAAAGATATGCGGTGATGAAGGATCATTACATTCTTGACAAGTGGACTGGCATTGTAACACAGTATGGGCAAAAGATTTATAACATCCGGACAGGTGAAATATATCAGGTGCCGTAAAAAGCCCCGAGATCGTAACCCCGGGGCGGTCCCGTAAACCAGTTGCGGGAGGTAGATATTGAAAGAACGAAAATATTATCTTTAGAGTTCAGAAAGTAAGAGCATTTCTTTGTCCCAGGCACCAATTATCTGCCAATAAAAACCAAATGGGCTCTGCACAAGCAGTATAGGGTCTCTTCTTTTGTATTTATCCTGAAAAAGATCGGGAGCAGCAATAACATAAAACACAGGCTTTTTGCCACAAAGTTTTTCTGTTTGCTCAGTATAGGCCTTCATCGCGGTTATCGCTACATCAGGAAACTCAGGTATAAAGATATCAGATGTATTCATAAGAAGATCATACTTTTGAAGTAGTTCCTCAATCTTCTCATCGGTGGTATTTTGATAACCATCATAGAATGTTTTAAATTCAAGATACCTTTTTCTGTTCTCAATTCTCTGTATCATACCATCAATATCTTTTCTGGCATATAACTGAACAATTAAGGTCCTCTTTTCCTGAAGTATTGATATCTTCTCATCCAGTAGAGTCAAAGCAAAAGGCGTTGGGACAGTTTCAAGTTCCTTTAAAGCATCAATAGGCTTAATTTTTATTTTATGATTGGCATATTGACTTTCACTACCCATGGTTGTACTTGCAAAGACTGGATTAGCAGGCACGCCATTGTATTGACTTGCATAATTTTTGAAGTCAAACAGATATGTCTCATCAAGACCTGAATTAGCTGTTAGAATTGGCGCTCTCAGATTGTCGATTGATTTCTGAAATGTTTCAAGATCCATTCCAGTTAACATATGAAACAAAAACTTTCTCATAATGGGATTTTGTATTTAATGTTTTAATTAAAATGCCGCTCTGTTCCCGGCTGCCAGGGGAGCAAGATCCCCGCCTATCTGTCTGCTTGCTGGCCGTCATCATTACAGTATCGCCCTTTGTAGCTCTCCACCGGCTTGCTTGCTTACCGGACTCGGATCCAGGGGAGAGGTACGCACACCCTGGACCGCAACCCTAACCGCTGTAATTATGCTGATAGGCCCTCTCTCTATTGGGATTATCATTGTTTAAAAGAACTCTCTCGAAAAGCCCCCGGGGGTCATAACTTCCCGGGAGCTGAAACAACAACTGTTAATATGGCTAAACGGTAACTCAAATATACAACATTCCTGTTACATATACAACCGGAATGCAGTAATAAGGAACGGGCGGGTGGCCTGGAAATATTTGATTGAATCACTGTCTGTCTGTCTTCGGCCGTGGATCCCGCCCGATTCTAATATGGCTATTTTGGATAACAACATAGTCTAAGCTACATCCTTTTTTGCCATAAAGCTCTCTTTGCTAATGGCTATATGTTTGTTAATCAATGCTTTTATTTCTTCATATGCACCAACTAACTCTTCTCTTTCCTGGCGGTTATGAGAACAGAAGGTGTCGGATGGAACATATTCATGGAACATCTCCTCCAACAAAAGACCATAAAGATCAGTGTTGTCTCTTAGAATAGGTTGTGAAGGCATAACAAAAAGTGTTAATGGATTAATCGAGAATGAAACATATCGGCTCTCCTTGCCCTGAGAGTCCAAGGTTTCTCGCAGAGCGAGCAACAACCATTCCGGTAAAGGAACGATATGTGGTCCTTTAAATTTCAAAAAACGATAATCCTAATTGTTTCCGACAGTAAGGATTCCTATTCGTAGCGGCGACAGGATTCGAACCTGCGATCTCTGGATTATGAGTCCAGCGAGGACGCCACTCCTCCACGCCACATTTTGTTATTCAAATTTAATAAATGATCTGAGAAATACAACAGATATGCAGTAATATTTTCCTTTTGGAGCCAACTATTGTAAATGCCTGTTGTATGCCATTATGACTATTCTGGTGATTACTCTGGTTGCCACTCACTGCCGCACTTATCACACATCCATGTATGAAAGCCAGTAAGGCCGACGAAAGCAGATGTTCTGCAATTAGGACAGTGAGGCTTCCCGCCTGGTTCTTTTCTTTCCACTTTCTTCTTCCCTCTCTCGGAGAGGTAGCGGTCAACAAGATATGCTGGTGTGTCACTGTGCTTAATTTCTTTTACTACCCAAATGGTGTAGTCAATTAGTTCTTCTCTATCCATGACTATTTACCTGTTAATTGTTTGCGAAGTTCTTTCTGTCCAACTATAAATCCCGTCCTGAACATTAAAACAAACTCGCCCTTGTCACCAAAATGTTCAGTAGAGTTCTTTTTAATTTCTTCATCCGAAGGCATCTCTTCCAGCACCATTTCCCTGTGCTGCGCAAGAAGGGCGTCATTATCAACATTATCTCTACTATAATAGTAATTCATAATCTTCAAAAACATCTGCAATGCAGTCTTTTCATTACCATCGAGTAGTTTTGGTAAATGCGAGTAATTGCCTCCGAAATTTGCTGCCATTGTCACCTTAATTTCAGCCAATTCATCTTGTGGCGGATCTGCCGTTTTCTCATAATTGGCAAATAACTCAGATAGCGTTTTTACTTTAATCCCACTAATACCTGTACTATTAATGCGCTCATATTCTTTTTCAGCAAACTCTCTCTTTGCCTGTTCAAGTTCTTCTGGTTTCATTGCTTTCTTTCCACGTTAATATTGTAATATTTACATCCCTTGCAAGTCTTGTTTTTTGCAAGTACAAGACAATTATCCTCTGTAGTTATTGGATTTGAACAACATCCGGTCTCTTTCTTCTCATTTTGTTTCCAATACTCAAATAGCTCGGCGGTAGTGAACTCCTCAATTATATGGGTTTCTACCTCGACAACCCATTTGTGATATATCTCTGTTTCGGTTTCAATGTCAATCTTTTCAGCAAATTCAAGTATCCATTCTAAAAACTCAGGAGGGTAGAATTGACCCTCTCCCTCTGTTTCAATAGTCTCAGTAAATGTGACCGTCTTGTTACCGTTACAGACGGGGCAGCGCTCTGTTAGATTACCTGAAACTGTCGACAATGGGGTAAGAGTAGACATGATAATGCCCGTTCCAGCACAATACTTACATACCACCGGATACTGCCTTGTTGTTTTCATTTCTCTGCGGATTTATTGCTGATTCATCTAACCAATAGGCTACTGTTTCTGACCAGTATTTTTCGCTCTGAGGATTACCCCGGCGATATGTAGATACATTGTATCTCCCATTATTTTCCTTGACTGGTATGCGGTAATTGGGTTTCGGGAGTCGATCTTTTACGCTCACCCATTTGGGCCGCTCATTCCCCTGCGTCAACAACTCGCTCGGTAGTAAGCCGCACCGCTGATAGGTGTTACCGGCATCGGCGAATAACTTAGCTATTTTCTCATACTTAATTAGTGTGAGATATCCGCCGCCAACTTCTCCAATAAAACTGTGCTCAGTCTCAATATAAAAACCATTTCTTTCTACAGGTTGCGGCCGGAATGAGAACGTATCTCCCCGTGTGATTTCAAGGTTGCTCATGGCTCAATTATTTTTTCTTGTTTTCGTATTCAATCTCTGATTTTATAACAGTGAGATTATCCTTGATGTAGTCTCGCAATTCGC